TCAGCTCGCCGATTTAACGATGAAAGTCACGACGCCAAACACGTCCAGCGTGTCTTCGCTGCCAACAACAATCGGACTGTAGGCGCTATTCATAGGATTGAGTTGCACGGTCGGGCGCAACTGCAGGCGTTTGACAGTGAATTCCCCTTCCACCGCAGCGATGACGATATCACCATGCTCAGCTGTGCGTGAGCTGTCAACCACCAGCAGATCTCCGTCGCTGATCCCGGCTTCGATCATAGAATCACCCGCGGCTTTAACGAAGTATGTGGAACTTGGGTGAGCGACAAGTAACTCATTGAGATCGATACGCTGTTCAACGTAATCAGCTGCGGGGCTGGGGAAACCACACTGTACTAAGTCACTGAAAAGCGGGAGAGCGATAATTTCTCTCAGTTCTGCAGGCCTGATAAACTCCATTATGCACACCTCGAATACTGTTTTTATATACAGTGGTTTCATTTGGGTATGCACGCAAGATACAGGGTCTGTCATGGCTGATTAAAGCTTCGGCGTTTCGTTTCTAAGTTTCTACGTCGCTTCGAATTATGAGTTTTGTAAATTTTATGGCCGCAATTTTATTTGAGCAAAATTAAGCCGACTTTGAAGCGGGAAATTTTTTATAAAGCGTGCATACGGCAACGTCATAAATTATCGCTGCCTGCTTCCTGTCCATGCCGTTCGCAATCAGTCGGCCCGCCTGGTCCCATTGTTCTTGCGTAAGCTTCGGACGCCTGCCACCGATTCGCCCTTTCTCCCGAGCTGCAGCCAGGCCTGCCCGGGTGCGTTCCACAATCAACTCCCTCTCCATTTCCGCCAGGGCTGACATGATATGGAAGATGAAGCGCCCCATCGGACTTGATGTATCTATACTGTCGGTGAGGCTCTTAAAGTGGATACCGCGCTGCCGAAGCTCGTCCACCAACAGCACCAGATTACGCATGCTGCGCCCAAGGCGATCCAGCTTCCAAACCACCAGCGTGTCCCCCTCATTCAGTGCCTTGAGAAGTTTTTTGAGTGCTGGCCTGTTTGCCACTGTTCCGCTCATTTTTTCTTCGAAAATCTGCTCACATCCTGCGCGTTCGAGCGCCTGTCGCTGAAGATCTGTATTTTGGTCATTTGTTGACACCCTGACATAGCCAATTTGCATATTTTTCACCCAATTATTTTGCAAACAAATCAGGTGACGGTATCGGCATGGTTGCCAGAGGGCAATCTATAAAACGTCGGTTTAGGAAGTAGCGCGACAAAGGACGTTGGAACGGCTGCCGGGAACATCATGCAAGTGGGGGCTTTTGGGGTTGGAACATACCAGGCTCCAAGGCCAAATGATGCAAACTCATCGTTTATCAGTGATGCTGACGGTAACACCAGTTGGGCTCCTGCCAATGGCTGTGGCTACCAAAGCTCTTATAACACTCAGCGCATAGCGCAAATGTGGGTTACCACTGGCGGAGCTGGCTATTGCCGTTTTCTGTTAAACACGAATCCTCAAACTGCAAAAACAGATGCTCCGTGGACTGTATTTCAGTCAGCAGGAACATCGGACATTAACTTTAAGAAAGTGACCGGGGATCTGGATCTAAACGAATCGCTGTTAAACATCGAGGCAATGGATTTTAAGACCTTCTACTACCTTGCTGATGAAGAGAAAGCCATTCGCCGCGGCGTTATTGCTCAGGAGCTGGAAAAGATAGATCCCCAGTATGTTCATTCAGCTGAGGAATCGGGGAAAATGACACTTGACCTCAACCCTCTAGTGCTCGATGCGCTTGCTGCCATCAAAGCTCTGACAATCCGTGTCAGAGAGCTGGAGAAAGAGGCTCAAGCTGTGGTTCCTGTTTCATCCGCTGATTAAAGGCAGAATCATTAGGCATATCCAGGCGAACATCGATCCAGCTGTTCACCGGCACGTCCATCGGTTCCCCTTTTGTTTTGACGATCTCCCCTTCATCGCTCAGCATGTATTTTCGCTTAAACAAGCGGATAGTCAGTCCGCCGTTTTCGGTTTGCTCTGCCTCAACTACCCCCATTTCTCCCATGCCGCCCGGGTCCATTGGCGGCAGCAGTTGCCATCCCTCTGACGCCAGGCCTGCCGAACCAGCGAGCACGTAAACACCTACGTCGAGGCGAGAAAGAGTTATTCCCTCCGCCTCAGAGTTCGCCGTTCCACAGCCGCACCAGGAGAACCCATCATCAGCTACGTCAGCGCGCTGGCATGCTTCCTGGCTCGCTACGATACGGGCAACCGGGGACGCTGCCTTCAGTGTGCCATCGCTCGCCTTAGTGGTGTTCCCCGTCGTGTAGGCTTCCTGATACAGCCACCCTGTAGGTGTGCGGTAACTGAAGAAAGTTCTCCCTAACGTGTAGATTTGATGGATGCGAGTTGGTCTACCTCCTCGAGCAATTACGATTGAGGTAATACTCTGGTTTTCTGGGACCCCCATGTAGCTGGCGTCCTCTACTGACCATATAAACGATGAGGGGTAGGACTCGCTCATAGTATTAAGTGGAACTGATTCAGTAATTTCACGCCCCAGACCAAAAGCCCCCACGGTTAGAACTTTCTTTTGACCGGAATCACCCCAGGAACTTTGAGCATCCAATAAAGCGCTACTTCCCAAACCGAGGTTTGTGCGAGCGTCTTCTGCCTTTGTTGCTCCAGTTCCGCCGTCAGCGATTGCAAGCGCACCATTGATCCCTTTCTGCGCCAGTTTGCCGATGCCGGGGATCGTTACAGGGGTGCCGTTGATGGTAACGGTGATGCTCTGGTTTGCTGAGGTGGTGGCGAACGTCTCCCACGCGCCAATGTTCTCGTCATACTCTTTAATGAGCTGTGACATGGCCTGTGCCAGGCCATCGACCGAGATATTGTCTGATACCAGAATGCCGTACTTCTGGCCGCTCAGCGCCGGGGAAGCAGCTGGCGTAACCGTCATTGACGTGGCGCTGTTCACGGATGAAATCTGAAACATCTGGAGCGGGTTAGACATGACGATAATCGTCTGGCCAGCGCGTACCTGGCTGGCCGGTGCCGTCCAGTTCGTTCCGGTGCCGGTTGCAGTATTTCCATTAATGGCGATGGTGCCAGTGTTATAAAGCATATTTTCTCCAGGCAATAAAAAACCCCGCCGGAGCGAGGTTTATGTTTAAACGTAGCGGTCTATTTGCAGGTTGTTTCGGTAAATGTATTCGCACTTACCCAGCGCCAGTTGAATGGATATCCGGCCCGGTACTGCGTCTGGTTATTTTGTTTGCGCACACCGTAAATCTGAACAGTAGTTTCCTGACCGCCAACGATGGCCGTGCCGCTGCAAACTGGTTCCTGTTTCTCAAGTACGCCAGCGCATCCTGAAAGCATGACAGCGCCTGCCATACAGATAATTAGCTTTTTCATTTTGATAGTATCCAGAGGAATTCAGTAGCTTAGAAGATACCAATACAATTTTGGTGGGTATAATTGATTACATAGATCAATTACTTGTTATTGATCGCTCAAAACGATCAATCAGTCATAGGCCGCTGTATTTATCGCGGTTAATGAAATGCCAGTATTGGTTCCCCCTCCCGGAGAGCCCGTGCCAGTGGAGGTCCCGCCTGCGTTTATCCTCGTATTGGTCCCGTCATACCTGCATGCCGAATAAGCATTGATGGTGTAAATGGTCGGAGGCTGGGTGGAGTTGTTCACAATGATGGTCTGACCGAGCTGTGCAGGCGCAACAGCCCATGAGCCGCTGAGCGTCTGGTCGATATTAATCCCACCGTTTGCACCGGGCGTTCCAACTGTCTGCAGGTCTGACAGCACGCGGGACTCATTGGTCAGCACAAGTTTCCCGGTTTCGTCCCATATAGCCAGCCCCCACTTCGGCAACGTCTGCGGGAATATGGCAAACACGTATACCGTCAGGGTAAAGCTCTGGTTATAAGGATTAACCCCGCCAACATAAATATTACCTCCGTTCCTGTAAGACATTACTGGAGTGGGCTGTGCTGTGTTGGTGGTTTTAATAAATACCATCACAGGATAACTTGCGTTCAATGCAATATTCTGTGCAACCTGCTGAGAACTGCCGTTAGCAGACGAATTAAAGGCGTACTTTCCGTAAAGACAAAAAGGTGTTGATTGTGGCGTAACAAAGGGATTCCCGTTATCCATTAATATCATTGCGCCAAATTCGGCCATTATGATTTCTCCATGAAAATGACCACCTCACACTTTGATGCCGGATAATTGCCCACTCCTACAGTAGAGGCAGCTGATACGGTTATAGTGTTCCCCGATGCTACAATGCGCCGACCTACGCTGCTCCCTCCTTCATCGAGTGAAAGAACAAAGCCGACTTTCATTCCGGAGGGAATCGTAAAAGACCAACTGCCGGATGTTTGCCCAGCAGCCAGTTGTATACGCCCAACAACGGAAACTGGCTTGATACCATAGTTATTAGGTTTCCCTGCTGCGTCCCAGGTTTGTATCCCATAGGCCATATCAGAACACTCCCGTTAACCTGCCAACCTGCAACCTCAGTACATTGCTGCCGTCTTTGACGCTGATTGTCTGGTTGGTCTGCTTCATGGCCCCCTCTCCTGCCGTCGAACCATAGTTTTCAAAGGTACCAGTCTTATCCAACTTCCAGCCTACAGACCCTGCAACATAATTATTGGACTGGATGTAATTACCGATCTTGGCGTTAGATATTGTCCCGTCCTGGATGAATGTATCTCGGATAAAAGTCTGGCCGTTCTGGATCACAAAGGGCAATGACACAGTGCTGCCAGCCTGCGTGGTTACAGCGAAACGGTCTGCCAGGAAGATAACCTGCGACTGCATACCAGAAGGAGTGTTCTCTACTCCGATCCCCATCCCTGCGGCGTAATACTGCCCGTTAGCGGCCACGCCAACTTTGATGTTATACATCGCGCTGATGTTGCCGTTGATGTCAGCCACCGCATTAGCGGTTTGCGTGATAGCAGCGGTCTGTCCATTCACCGTTACGGTCAAAGAATTGATTTTTGTTGCAGATGCCTGAGTAAAATCAGCCAGGGTTTCGGTCAGATCTGTCGCGTTCGAAACATTACCACCTGCAGAAGCATCAAGCGTCACCAGCGCGCGGGCCACGGCCTGACTGGTATCTACAATAGTGGTATCGATACGGTCGATGCTGGCGCTGTTTCCTGCATTAGTCACGGTTTGAGATCGGCGGGAAGTGACCTGCGCCAGTCCGTTTTGGATTATGGCGATAGCCGAGTTTTTCACTCCTCCTGTCATGCCGTCCATAGACACACTGATGCTGTCGATTCTCTGGCCAAGCGCGGTATCCCCCGTCGCCACGGTCTGCTCAAGCTCAGAGAGAGAAGACGACACGTCATCAACCGTGCTCGAAAGTTCATTAACGCTGGTTTGAACCTGCCCGATGTCCTGCGCGTTTTGGGCTATTTCCTGCGCCTGCAGCTCAAGGTTGTCGGCGTTCTGCTTGATGTCGTCAGCCATGCCAGCAATTTTTTCATTGCTGTCCACAGCGTTCTCGATCAGGTCTTTGAACGTATCGGAGTCTTTAATCTCCTCAAGGATCACATCCGTGATGTCAGAAACATCGATGCTGGCCTGTCCTCGCACCCATTCTGTGTACCCTGATTCGTTGCCGCTTCGATCCACCAACTGCGCGCGGTACCAGAAAATCTGCCCAGCCTTAAGGCCCATCTGCTGATATTTGCGCTGCGGATATGGCACATCGGCCAGCAGTATCGCATCGTCTTCGGTACCGGTGAGGCTATACTGAATTTCCGTCTTCAGCGTGTCGTCGGTATTCGCCGGGAATCCCCAGTTCAGTTCGATACCGAATACCACGTTTTCAGAAGCGATGAAGCCAACCGGCTTCGGTGGATTGCCCACTTTACCCGTCAGCGTTTTCTCTTCTGAATAGCCCCATCCTGATGAAATTTCTGCGGCATTGATTGCGCGCACGCGCACCAGGTATCGTCCCGCGTAAATGCCCGGCACGTCGAAAGACGTGGTGGAGCTGCGCGGCACGTTAACCCAGTTCCCGTCGTTTCGGCGCCATTGCGCCTCATAGGCGATAGCGTTCTGCGCCTGGTCCCAGCTCACGCGCATCGTTTCGACGCTGATATTTTGCTGCACCACAGAAAACGAGTTGATCACGATGTTCGCAGGCGGCGACTGGTTGCCCGGCGGGATCACGCTCACCGGCCGCTGGTCAATGATGGCTCCGGTATCAATGCGATCGAATTTATCCGGATCGTGATTTGCACCGACGATTGTGAACGTGCCGTCATTATTATCAGTTACCGTAACAACGCGATACTGCTGTGCGTAGAGCTCATCAGACTCAATGACCCAAATGGCCTCAGCCACAGGCGTTTCGCTGTAAGCGGTCGTAACGGTCACTTTATTGCCCGTTATCGACTGAATGGTGCGTGACTGTGAAATACCCGATGGAAGATTGACAATCATCCTGTCGGCTGCAGAAGCATCCGGCGCCCTGTCCAGCGTCAGCACGCGTCCATTCACCGCAGAGATACGGCCGCCCAGGTCGCGCCCGGAGAGATTTCGGTCCGCTACAGCGATTACATAGCCAGGCTGTGGAATGTTGCCATCTTCCCCTACATTGAAAGTAACAACGCGATCTTTGTTGTTGGTGAGGATCCCCCATAGCCCTTTCCGATTCGCTTCCGACTGACGGGTACAACCGATCGCAGTTATCTCAAGTTGATTAAACCCATAACGCGCAACCAGCGCCTGCTCAAAAACAGGCTCCATCGCATCAGAATAAGCGTTATCAGGATCAGACCAGGACACCAGCGCATTGGTGTAACGGTTCTTTGTAGTGCTGCTGGAATAGGTAAAGCGCCCATCAATAACGTTCGCGTGCGTGTATGTAAAATCAACATCTCTCGGCATGTCCGCCAGAGCCACAATCTGGTCGTCGCCCCAGTAGGTCATCCCACGGAAGATGGCAGCAAAATCACGCAGGATCGTATAAGCGTCGTTGCGTTCCTGTATGTACACGTTGCAGGTATAGCGTGGTTCGGTACCACTTCCACCTTTGCCGTCCGGTACCATTTGATCGCAATACTGTGCAACCTGGTAGAGCGTCCATTTATCTATATTGGCCGTTGTAAGACGATCCCCAAGTCCGAAACGGTCGCTAACCACCAAGTCGTAGAAAATCCATGCAGGGTTATCGGTCCAGGCCCATTTAAATGTCCCAGCCCACGTACCGCTATAAGTGCGGGTTTCAGGGTCATAAGTATCCGGTACGCGGATAACGCGGCCGCGGGGCTCGCAGGAGATCTGCGGGATAGAGCCGTTAAACTGGCTAGAATCGAATTCGATATAAAGCAGCGCTGTGTTTGGATAGCGTAATTTGGCGTCAATTACCTCGGTGAAGCTCTGCAGCATCATCGTGTCGCCGATCTTCGCGCTGTTGGCATCAGACGTAATCTTACGCAGTCGGATTGTCCAGGTACTTCCAGCCTGAGGTAAATCAATACGGTGGCTGCGTTCATAACCAGAGGTGGTTTTCCCGGTCACGCTGGTATTGAGTACCGTCTGCCATGTGCCGCCGTCCGTCTGCAGGTCAATCGCATAATTAACCGAGTAACCGACCAGATCGCCGTCGTTTTCCTGCTTGAAAAGCGAAGGCCATTTCAGACGCAGGCGAACCGCTGAAAGCTGCGTATTGGTAAAGGTGCGCGTCCACGCAGTAGCGCTCGATACCTCAGTTCCCACGCTGATTTCGTTTTCGGTACCGGGGATTCCCTGAATGTATTTTTGCGCCTGAGTGCCTGGCCGAAATTCCCACGTTACGCCACTGAAGTTCTGGGAACCGTCAGCATTCTCCAGAGCCGTTCCGTCCAGGTAGATATCTTTCGCCGTCAACTGCCCTGCGAATTCGCCCTCTCCCAGTGCAACAAGGATTTTTGCCTTGGCTACTGACTGCAGATCGTCTGGCTGTTCTGTAGGAGTTCTTGAGCTTGAACTGCCGCCCTTGCGGCCTTTAATAGCGGTTGCTAAAGCCATATTGCGCCCATAAAAAAAGCCACCCAGAGGTGGCTTATTGAAATGTGTTTAATCTAGTAGAATTCAACTTTTGTATTCGCTGTCATTAATACTGGCTTCGGCACAGGATTCCCTGCGCTCTGCATTGTTACTTTACATATTTCAGGAACAAGCTTTTCGCTATAATGACAAGTATTCGTTGCTGTATAACCTTCCGAGTAAACTGATGTGTTTATAATTTTATAATCAAGAGGCTTCCTGTCTTTATCAACATAAGATATTTCGTTTTTAGATAGGATCTTTCCAGAGCCATAAAACTCAGAACGTATCAAATTAGAATCATCATCATAAAAATGCTCAGATATTTTCTTACCCGAAAAATAGGTATCTTTAATTAAACCATTCGAGTAAAGATTATATCGCAACTCGTCACCATTTTCATTTTTACTCAAAATATTACATTTTTTATCGATCTGTATAGAGAAAGGCTTACCATCTCTCTGACCAACAAGACTTCCGTTGCTATTTTTTAGATTGGTTTTATGACCAGACGAAACGTTATCAAGATCTAAGCTTTCAACACACCCATTATTATCCAGTCTGATGGCAATTTTATAAGTGACTTTCCCATTTTCTTCAATATCAGTATCTAAGGATTTGACAGCTCCTTTAACTGGATTGAAATCAAACATAGTAGATAAATTATAGAGGAGAGGTATGTAATGGTTCTCAGCCAAAGCCATGCCTGAAAATAAGGAAGTACAAAGGAAAAGAATAGATGTTTTTTTCATTTTGAATCTAAGCTCAAGTCACCCCATATTAAGTAAGCCCATTACAGCATGCTTACTGCTGATCTTCAACATAGATACCGGCGGAGATGATCGCGCCACCTATACGGCGCCGGCCGTACAAGAGTGGCACCGGATTCCCCTGGGCTGTCGTGTTTGTTACTCCACCAAAGGCGTAGCTGGCTTGGTTATCCGCAGATTGCTTACTGGCTAGCCCGGTTGTCTGTGGAGAAAGCATCTGGACTACGCCGCCGATTGCCATTGATGCCCCAATCCCCGCTACAGCGCCCCATCCACCAGCGAAAGCGGTACCACCAATCCCAATCGCGGCCCCTCCCGTGACGAACGCAGCAACAGCGACAAGGGCAACCCCGAGGATTGTCTGAAACACCCCGGCTCGCTTACTGCCGATGATCACCGGCGCGATGCGGATTTCATCTGTGCTCCTGTCCATACTGAGCTCATCGTTTAAGAGGTTCCGTTTCCCGCTGAATACCGCATAAGTTAAACCTCGTTGCTTACTGGTATTCAGGAAACGTTCAAAACCCGGCACGATAACGCTCAGGGCGCGGATGGCCTCTTTAGGTGAAGCTACTGATAAACGATATTCACGCCCGAAAGTGGCGCCTAGCACGCCGTACAATCGAATTGTGCGGATCGGCTCAACATTGAGTAATGCAGCCATTTTCCCCCCATAAAAACTGCCACAGGCTGTTATCAGAAACAGTCTTTAAAGCGCAGTATTTTCATTGTGCGCTCACGCCAGTAACCGCCATAAGGTACGCGCTGGCTCAGATGCCCATAAAGGTGATGCAGTAGCATGTTGCCTTCCAGCAGAATCCCCGCATGATTCCACTTATCAGCCTGAACCTGCATGATCACCATATCGCCAGGTTTTGGCGGCCCGTCGAATTCACGGAATCCGCACTCATACCAGCAATCCTGATAGAAGTTGTCCGGGTAGTCGTTTTCCCACCAGGGATAATCGACCCGGTAATCGTGAAGCTCTATCTCGTGTGTTTGCCGGTAATAGCTCATCACCAGACCCCAGCAGTCAAAGTGACCAAGCACAAACGGTCGCTCCAGCAGCGGCAGTTCTCCACGCGGCTGAATGGTCCGTAAATCCCCCTCCGGCCAGCTCACGATATGCCAGGGTAAAAGGGTTGCATCGCATTGCGCTTTATCCAGCTCGCTCGGTTGCGTCGTGGCATCCGGGTGACTGTGAGCGATTGCGATCACCTTCCCCCAGTCTTCTGCAGCTGCATAGTCTTCGGGGCAAAGTACAAAATTGTCCTCCGGCGCCGCGGCAAGATTCCGGCACGGGAAATAACGTTCAACACTGCTTTTCTGCGCCACCACGCCGCAACACTCGCGAGGATACTCAGCTGCAGCATGGGCCATAATCGCATCGATGGTTTTCTGACGCATATCAGCTCCTGATCAAAGACGTGCCAGGGAACCCACCGAACGGCAGTTCGTTGCCGTCTCCATGCCGGAGCTTACAGGCCGTAAGCGTGCCGTTGCATTCGTCCAGAGAGGGGTCACTCACCGGGTTGTTGTTTTTATCGAAATAGCGGGTTCCGGCATAGTCGCAGCCGTCGCCGGTGCGATATTTATTCCGGATACACCAGGTACACAGAGAATGAAGTTGACGTGTGGGGATCATCTTTCCCTGTAACGACATCGGGCTATCGAGTACGAATTCGATACTCTCGCCCGGAATTTCGCTGGCTTTGCTATCAATGTAAAAAACTCGTTTTCTGACCTGTTGCGGATCAGCTGTTGCGTTACCTGCAGGAAAGTTTTTCGCATCGAGATAGTGCGAATAGGTGTCATGGATAGTGACTTTCGCCTGTAGCATATCGTCATAGGCAAGGCACAGCGCTGTAATCTTGCTTTCGATATCTGCAACCGTCAGCGTTGGCTGGGCGCTGTTGCCTTCTGTGGATGCTTCAAGCCCTTCAATTTGATACGGCCAGGCGGCATATTCTTCCCCCTGCCACCAGATGCTTTTCGCCTTCAGCTTTGATTCATCACCACCAGCGGCGGCGATTTCCTCTTCCGTGTGCGGGAGGTTGTACGCGTGAAATCGCAGTACATCATCCACGCCGAACGTAGAGCCATCAACTTCGATAAGCCGGACTTTGTTGCCAGGCTCAAGGCTTTGATAGTTTTCTGTGATCATGGAGCGTACGCCTGTTTGAATGTTGCGGAAATGGTCAGAACGTTGCTGGATAAGGGTTGTGACTTGATTGATTCGGCCTCAATCCGATAGAGCCCTGTTTCGCCAACTGGCGATGTCCAGATAAATGACTTTGTGACGTGAGAACGAAAGAACTTCAGGGCCTGAAGCATGTCCGCTTTTTTCCCCGTCAGTGTGACAGGCCATGACTGCTTTTCAGGGTTAATGCCTTCCCCGGCGATCTGCTCATAGCCGTCGCCAAAGGTTGCAGAGCGCGTTTTAAGGCTGAATGCCCCTTCCATCCCCGCCTGTATCTGTGTTCGCCAGGTGAACGTTTCGATTGCCATGCTATCTCCGGACATAAAAAAACCCGCCGAAGCGGGTTAAGTGTTAATATATCAATAAATAAATTAAAGATTTTTCAATTGGTATTAAAGTTTCGCGTAAGCTTAAAAGTGATTGACTGGTTATTCGCCTCAAGGATATCTAAAACAGCACCTTTATAGCGTATGGTTTTTGATTCAGAAAGGTCATATTCCACTTCATTTGAGAAGGCAGCTCTTGCCAATCCCCCCTGAAACTCACGATAACCAATATTTATCTTATTACCAACCTTACCATTATAAATCAAGGTTTGTTGAAAAGCCGACTGCTGTTCTGTTTGAAATTTCACTTTTGAATATGGTTTCCCTGTATCACATTTGGTCGCACCATAGATTGTCACAATACAGATCTCACCATTTTTTTTGAGCTGAATACTTTGAGTTGGATCGTTGACCATAAATCGATTCGGTACTAGAGCACCTGATGATCTTTCTACATTAGAGAAAAACTCAGATTTGGAATCCTCGCCAATTTTTACGTAGTCACCTGCAGGGATTGTATATACCCCTATGGATCCGATCTCAACTGCCTGATTGAAATGAATAGCATCAATACTGGCGTCGATACCCTGTCTAACCATATCTTCACCAACATAGGTAGTCGTAGTCGTATTAAGCGGCGGTATACTTATCTCTTTCGTTTGGGGTACATAGTTTCTAGCTGGCGTAGTACATCCGGCAACCAGTAAAGTCAGAATTGTCAGCCCTAGTAATTTTCTCATTGCAATATCCTTAAGTTACAATCAGAAACATCCTAACATTAACATTTATTTGGTCAATGACTATCCATTTCCTAAGATCAGCAATTAAAACCGAATTTTAAGAAAGTTTTCCATTAACGCATTTTCGTTGCATTCCAGATGAGCCCTCCGGGCCTCAATTGCTTCGCAATACCTTCGCGCACTGACTGATCAATAGTTTGCTTATAGGCTCGGGACATCGTATCGCTACCAGCGTTTGTTTGCTGTTGCGGGCTCTGGTTCTGCACAACAACAGACGTTTGAACATTAACACTGCCAGCGCCAGCGGATTGCAATCCATACATGGGCGCGGTGCCTACATACCCGCCGTTTGCATAGCCCTGAGCGCCTCGCATCAACGCGTAAAGGTTGCCAACACCCAACGCGCTGGTAGCCTCTTTGGTGAAAACAAACTCCCCACCGTGGACCACACCCTTCGGCTGATATTTACCGCCATCGCCGGTATAGCCAACCGCACCACCATTGGCGTACTCAGGGATATAACCGCCTGACCACGCCTGTTTTATTCCAAGGAAATTACCGAACCACGTTCCACCAAAGGCTGACTTCATTCCATTAACCAGAGCCAGTTGAGTCAGCATCTGGGCGATGCCCTTCAGGAAGGTAGTCAGGAAGTCGGAGAAGTTAGATTTACCAGTAGTAAAAAAGTCGGTGAGCGTGCTGGCCATCCCGGTGAACGCATTGCTGGTAATCGTCTGCACCTGCGAGTAAACATTGGTCGCGCTGTCCTCAAATTCAGCCCAGCCCTTTTTCGCGCCGGTCAACCAGTCGCCACGCAATCTGTCCTCTGCATCATAGTAATCATTCGCCGCTTTAAGCTGCTTCTGATAGCCCTCGTCGTCAAGCGTGCCGCCGGAGTTAATCCAGCCAGAGGAAAGCTGGCTTTTTGCCAGCTCACGTTGTGCCTGACGGTCACTCATCCCGGCACCGTTCACTAACGCAGCCTGCTTCTCTGCCATTTGTGTGACGTATTTCTGCGAGGTATCCATTCGCTTGTTCAGTTGTTCCTGTGCGGTAATCTGATCACCTAACAGGGCTTTCTGCCGTGCCAACTGAAGCACCTGGTCTTTACTCGCCAGCAGGGATTGTTCCTGCTTTGTCAGAGAGCGAGATCGGGAGGCCTCCTCCAGCACCTGAAATTTCACTTCAGTCGTCCACAGATCTTTGCGCTGCTTGCTGATAGTGTCGTTCAGCCCTCTATGCTGCTGCAGCGCGCGTAACTGAGCCTGAAGCGCCAGCAGCTCTGCCTGGGCAGCGTCCGTGCTGCGATCGCCAGCCGATAAAGTGCCCTGCTTTCCGGTTTTGGTCTTTTTACCAAAAGAAGCGACTCCTTCCCGATCCTTCTGGGTGGTTGCGGTACTTATCTTTCTGGTCGTATCGAGGTATTTACCTGCACTTATATCAGCCGCATCCCAGTCTTTTTTCAGCTGAGAAATGCTGTCGCCATAAGCGCCGGCCATTTGTTCGTTGTAGTCCTGCCATCCCTGCAAGGTATCTGTTTTCGCCCAGTCGGGAACGAGGTTAATCGCGGCAGCGATAGAGGAAGAAATGATCTGGTTCAGCTTCTGGAAAACGATCGCAACGCTGTAATAAATTGCGTTGAATTCCTTCAGAGTATTTGATGCCAGCTCAGCTACCCACTGACCGATACTCTGCATGGCCTCAGACGCCCAGCCCTTGATATCCAGCCACAGGCGACCAAACGGTGTCAGCGAGTCGTAAGCCTGTTCTCCACGTTTTGCCATCGTATCGCCAAACAGGTCCATAGCCTGCGTAACGGCCGCGGTCTGGTCCTTTTGCTTAACCAGATCGTCAACATGCTTAAGTTGTGAAACGGTCAGGAAATTATATTGTTCATTGAGACTCTGCAGCGCTTTAACAGGGTCTTTTTCGATGTCCTTATAGGCTTTGGTGATGTCCTGCGCAGAGACTATACCGGTCTGAACCGCCAGCGCCGTGGAGCCCGCTGCTTTTTGAAGTTGCTGCTGTGTCAGCGATCCCATGCCAACCAGCTCAGTCATCAAACTCTGAACGGTTCCTACAGTAGCGCCAGTAGAGGCAGCAATAGACTGAGAGGAAGCCATAATCTGGAGCGCTGACGTGCCGGCAATATTGCCAGTCCTGATAATGGCCTTGTTTATTTCGTCGTAGGCGGTGAAGTAGTACGATCCCGCTTTTGCCGCAATCAGTACAGCGCCAGCCAGGCCACCAATGGCCACTCGGGCAGGAGTCACCATCGACAACATCGCATTCAGCGCATTGCCTACACCGCCAAACGAGTCACGTAGCTGACCGCCCTGCTGAATAGCAACCATATAAACCGGCATACCGGAAGCCAGTGAAGTCACAATGTCGGTCATTTGCATCGGGAGATAACGCATAGCATTGCGATATTGGCCCGCGCTGATAGCCCCAGACTTCCATGCTTCTTCCTGCTCTTTCAGCTTTGCGATCATTGGTGCAGCACGATCGGATACGCCGAGTTGGGCAGCTTTTAGCTCTAGCAGTTCTGCGCGCGTTTTTCCGATTGCTGTGATCTGCTCCTCCAGCGAATCGATAAAGGTTTTGCCCGCCGCAGCTGCCCGCTGCGCAGCCTGAGCCTGCTCAATGCGAGCCCGCCCCTCTGCGGTTTCAGACTCCATTACCTGTGCCAGTTTTGCCCGCGTAGTCTCAAGCACGCTGTTGTAACGAGTAAAATCCTCGTCTCCCACCAGCCCTTTACCGCGAAATTTCGCCAGACTCTCCTGGATAGCGTCCAGCTCATCCAGCGCCTTGTTTACCGGACTAATTTTATTCAGCAGGTTCTGCAGTTCCTGACGCTGCTGCTTCAGGCTTTCGCTGTTCTTCTTCTGGTTATCGATGCCGGTGCGGAACGTACTGTTAAGGTCATCCGCTTTACCTGCAGCGGCGGACGCGGTCTCCTGAAAGCGATCCAGTGTCTGGTTACCACGCTCCAGCTCACTGGTATTTACGCGCAGGGAAATCGTGGCGATGTCGTTACTCATTCCGCCCTCTCTTTATGCATAACTTTTAGTGCGGCGCTCTCCATGATTCGGATGTCCGAAAGCGCGGTTGCCTCGTCGTCGACTTGGTGCAGGCGCATCACCCAGGGCAGCACGTTGTAATCAAGCCCTGATGCGCCTCCCATGCCCGTGCGCCACTGCGTACTGACAGCCTGAAACACCAGGAATGACGGCCAAACATCTGGCCAGACGTCGATGTATTGATCGTCGTAGTCATCCGGCGTAAGCCCGTATGGCGCCAGGTCTGCCGCTGTGGGTTCAGGCGTATAGAACGCAGAGGCAACCGCTATCAGTTTTTTTCGCGCTGCCCCATCAGTTCGCGATAGTAGGTTTCAGGGATAGCCTTCATTGCAGCCGGGTAGTTTTCCAGCAGCAACGACAGATTTTCCGCGTTGAATGCATCGGGGAGCGCCCAGCCAGAAATGATTTCCATCAGAAAATCAGTGGCGGTTTTGCCTTCCAGTTTTTCCAGATCAGCCAGCTCTTTAAGTGGCTTATGATTGAACGTAAACGTCAGTACGCCATCCTCATCGCCAGCGCGCGGGATCGAGACGTTGGCCTTGAAGGTTGGTTTGGGCTGAAGGGTGAATTTAGTCGCCATTGATACCTCTTAGGAAAAAAAGCCTCCGCAAAGGGAGGCATAGAATATTGAAAGCTCTGACGGGTCAGGCGGCAGCGTCAGTCACCTTGTAAAACGTCATCGCCGGTGACTGCAGGTTCAGCACCACACTCACTGTCTCTACCTCGTTAACCGCAGTAGTCGGCGTATCGTCAAAAGATGCCGTGGCCGCCCAATAACGGTTCTCCTTCGCCTTCGGCACGTACATGTAAGCCGCCACGGTCTCTTCGTCTTCGTCCAGCTGGCGCAGCAATGGATATACCGGGAGCGTGGAGTCATGCGCGATCGAGTAGGTCTGCGAGACTGCGGATTTATAGGTGTTCAGGTTGCGCTGGCGATCATCGCTGAGGAACTGAATCTGCGTGGTGTTCTGATCACCACCAGCTTTTGATACTTCTGTGATTTGTGGCAGTTCGGTCCACTCAAGCACCTTGCGGATTGAGCCGGTACCGCCACCCGCCGCGTATTTGTTTTTGTTAGTGGTATTGATATTGCGCAGAGTTACAGCGCTGTCTGCAATCGCTTCAATTTTCGCGATTACGTTATCAATACCCGACCAGCTGCAGTTCACATGAACGATATCGCCAGCCGCAAGTTCATCGGGGTCACTGACAGTGATCACCACATGCTCGGCATTCGTCGCGCCGGTGAACGTAATAGCCGGGCCGTAGCCCGACGCCAGATAAACGTGAGCGCCGTTAGGCAATGCAAAGCCCATAATGGTTACTCCTTTAGAAACGGGAAAACCGGCTCAAGGCCGGTCAGTTGCGGGACATCACAGAGGGAATCAGTTGGTAATGTCTGCCCGATAATTCAGGCTGACAGGAACGGAGTAGGACACAGGTGTAGGGACACCGCGGAATATGCCAGGCGTGCTGCTAATCCAGCAGGTAAAATCTTTGCCTGCAATTTCCAGCCCCTCGGGGAACAATTCCGCTACTCTGCCCGCCAGGGCAACGACGGAGGTACGGCCGGAGCCGGCTGGCGCCACGACATTAATCTGGTACACGCCAGAATAAGCCCGGCAGCGCAAGCCGAAATCGATTGTTCGCGGCGTAACGGGCATATCGTGAACGGCCAGGTACATCTCGTTAGCAGGAGGTGTAAACGGCACGTTCTCCCATGCAACCGAAATGCCCTCAGCATCGGCCCAGGTACCTAGTCTGGCGGCCAGTGCAGATGCAATATCTGGAATCACTTAGTCACCTCCCTGACAGCTTCCTCAAAGAAGCGTTGAAACTCAGCTGCAGTTATGCGGACCATGCCGCCCGGCGCCTGTGTGGAATGCCCCATTTCAAGCGGGTAGGCATAGGGCACGTTGTTGCAGAAATAAATGGCCTTCATCCCGACTTTGAAGAGCGACAGCGTGTAGTTCCCGGCCGCTTTTGTCAGGTCGCCGGTCTTGTCTATTCGCCCTGTTTCATCAGTTGTCGGAGCATCAAACGATATCTGCCAGTTACCGCGAAAGCGTCCGCCCGTATACCCCGGCGGTGCTTTGATGTCCATCCCATCCACCACCCGGGCTTTTTTCTTCAGTCGCCCGGTTTTGGTCAGGTTGTCGGGATTGGCTCGCTGCGCTTCGTTATGTTCGTAAACAGCGCGATTGTAGGAAACGGCTGTCTGGTTAACTTCCCACAACTCCGGGTTTCCCACTGGGGACATCACCACCAGTTGGTTAAGAATTTTGATTCCGACGGCGCGCACCACTGCCTCCTGATTCGTTTTCGCCTTATTAACGAAAGCCGTGATTTCAGCCTGGAAAGCCGCGTTCTCGCCCATGTTAAGCCCTCAGTTGCGCTTTGTAGCAGAGCACCAGCACGCCAGGTTTTGCCGGGTTCGGTTTGACAACACGGTAGGCTGTGCCGTCAATATCAACCACATCGCCGATTTTAATTTCCTGCTCTGCCGTAAAAACGATCTGCACATCGCCGTTAACGATGACCGTTCCATCAATTTCGCCTGGCGCGTATTCAGTATTCACGCCCACAGCAGTAAAACGGACCGCTTCAGTTTTATGCTCAACGCCACCAATAACCGTTACCGAACCTTTACGGGTGACGTTGTACGCCACGCCGTTCTGCCTGAGCATGCGCGTCGTTCTGGCCTTCATACGTTGGTAATCAATCGCCATATCAGGCCCTCTCTGCAAATGCATTGATGGCGTAACCACGACCACCAGCGAGGTCGCCCAGCAGCGCCATCACGGCAGGATAGGACGGCGTGAAGACTTCACCATCTGCGACCGCATAGGTCATGGTTACAGCACCTTCCACACGTTCAGTTTTCACAGCGGCTTCACGCACGCTGGAGAGTAAATCGCCGTCGATTGCCTCTACAGCCAGCATGCACTGCGCGGTTATAACCTGCCGCGGCACCTGGTCGGGTGGGAAGTCGTGTCCATCCAGAATGACATTTGCGCGTGGCCATGCCAGAGCCTGTCTCGGGTAAGCTTTTGAGCCAACCCAGTCCAGACCTTCCAGGTAATCCATGGCCTTAATCAACAAAGGTGTGAGCTTGTCAGGCAGTTCAATGCCGCGTATTTCCGCAAATGAGGCAAGATCCTCTTCACTGGCGTAGCTGTTGGCATCAGGAGAGGTGATATCGGTATTGACCATCGAATCATCCTGTTTATGGGGCTTTCGCCCCATTCGTTATTTTCCGGCAGGCGCAGTGAAGGTGATCTCATCAGTGGTTTTCGCCACTCCTTCAACCGTGCCGGTTACCGTGAAGGTGCCAGCAACGTCTGATGTGAGTTTCACCGTTGCACCACCAGCAGAGCCTGTTTGAGAACTGGCCGTACTGAGTGTGCCACCTGTGGACGTCCACACGACGGTTTTACCGGATACACCTGCGCCGTTTAGCGTGTACTTCAAGGAAATGGTGACCGCATCGGTGCTGTCAGCGGTTGCGGAGGTTTTATCCGCTGACAGCGTTACTCCTCCGCCGCGGATCCCAGCTTAATCAGCACGCCAGCCGTAGATTTGTTGCTGGTGAAGTGCTTCTTCCAGTTACCTGCAGTGCCGATTTTGGTCAGGTCTGGGTTATCGCCTTTGGAGGTATCCCAGCTGTAACCCAGCAGGTCGACATTCACCACGCCTTCAGCGCGGTATCCGATAGCCAGGTTTTCCTGGTCGTTGATGTCGTAGGAACGGAAGCCCGGCGCCTGAGACTCGGTGACGGTAACCGCACCAGCTACCAGCCCAAGGATCGCATCAGCGTCCATGGTGTCGGTCACCAGCACAGGTTTACCCAGCGTGCCTGGCTGGCCACCGTAGACCACCACTCCCGCTTCTTCGTAGATTTTGTTGGCGATCGCCTCATCCACGATGTCGAAGTAGGTAGCGGAGTGCATAACGAAGAGCACAACACGGTTGAACTTGTCGCCGTACTTACGCAGACCGCGCGTCAGGGTCTTCTTACCGTCAGTTTCAATGTCGGCGGTGACCACCATATCCGCGTTGGCGCCAATTGCTGCCGTCAGGGCCTTCAAGCCGTATTTCACGTAGCCTTCCAGCGTAGCGTCAGCCACATCGGTTCCGATCACTTCGGAGAACTCGTCAACCGAGCGGCCGCGGCGTTTGAACGCTTCTTCGGTAGTTTCGTATGGACCGTATTTCCACGGCGCTTTGACGGATACGGCTTCACCGGCGCCAATCTTCTTACCCGTCACCTTTTCGGTGGAGTTAACGTCACGCGATTCGATTGAGCCGCCCACTTTGTAGAAGGCTCGCTTGCGGAAGTCGCCTTCAATCAGCTCGTTATCCAGCAGGATCGCACCGTTGGAGGACGCGTTGAAAATTGCCAGGTTGTCCTGGCGACGCTCGAGGAAAGCGGTCTGCGCCAGATCGTCATAAATGATCAGGTCACTATTAACAGTGGTAGACATGGGTTAATCCCTTATTTCGGAAGTTTGAGGAAGGCCTGCTGGCCATGCTTGCGGATGTAGTCCGCTTTGTCGCTGGCACTCATTTCGGAACGTTTCAGGCTGCCACCACCGTTTGGTTTGTGTCCGCCCGCGCCGGTGCCTTCTGCGCGTGGGAACAGATGCGGAGCCGTCTCCTTAAGAGACTCCGCCCACTCAAGCGGGCTTAGTGGGGTTTTGCCGTCTTTACCGAACAGAACATCGCCATTTGCATCAACTGCTACGGCCTCGCCTTCGTCGTTGAGCTGGAATGTGCCTCTGGCACGCAGAATCAGATCGTCAGATGCTTCCGGCAGCGCGCCAGCTTTTGAGGCTGCTGCACGGATTGCATCGCCCAGAACTCGATCCCGGAATTTGTTGGAGAACGCTTCGGCTTTGTCGGCGCGTTCATTTGCGGCTTTAATCTGCTTATCGACGTCAGCACGCAGACGCTCGGTGCGCTTGTCGAGCACCTCATCGATTTTTCCGGCGGCAATCAGCTTTGCCTCTTCGTCGTCGGAAAAACGCTGGAGAATGCCGCGCACAGCGTCTGGATCGATACCTTCAAAGCGGGACAGGTTTTCTTTCTGCTGCTTAATGGTGCCCAGCAGCTCAGAGTTTTTCGATTTCAGGCCAGTGACTTCGCTGGTCACACGCTCATCAATCAGCTTCTGGATTTCTGGGGTGATTTCGATACCACCGCCACCGCTGCCCTCACCGCCGCTTTCAGGTGCGTAAAATTTCAGAAGCATGTTTCGAATTAACATAATTTCCCCTCGGGATTTTGCCGGGCCTCGCCCATAAAAAAGCCCCGGCAGATGCCAGGGCGTGAAGTAAGAAGTGGTTGTTAGTTGTCAGTGCCTGAGAGCTGCTTCAAGCGTTCCAGGCTGATCCATTCGCCTTTGTCAGTGAACATATCAGCCAGGTTGATTTCACCGGCTCGGAACAGACGGCCACGCTCGGCACCCAGAACCTGATCCTGGCGTTGTGCCGGCTGGCGCGCGAGCCATTCCAGATATGATGTTTTCCCCGGTACCTGTCCATCCATGCTGGCACGAGTCCCCTCGTCCATCTCGTCGATATCGATGCCGAGTTCGCGCCACGACTTGAGAATCAAGGTTTCAGTAGAACGACAGCAGAAATGAATCTTCCCGGGTCCCTGCAGGTAAGGCACCTTATGCCCGACCGGTTTGTTATCGAGGGTGTAGCGCAGCAGGTCACGAATCATGCAGTCGTGGCTGGTTTTATTGTCCAGCGTAGACAACCATTGCTTACCTTTCACGATATCGCTGTTGGCACTGGTGAAGCTGTTGCGTGCTGTGGCAGCGAGATGATTGACGGCTGTTTTAGCGATGCTGGCGGCGTTTGCCCTGCTCATCTGCAGCGCGCCGTCGCGATAGTCTTTGTTGGCGTGCCCACGAACATTGCGCGCGATTGTTTCTACCGTGTCGCCGGCAAGATACCCCCTGCGGACGGCGTTCACTATCCGCGCCAGCCTGTCCGATTCCAGATTCTCCGCCCACTCACTCAGCAGCCTCCCCTGAAAGGGCTGCGCCATTGCTGCGGCATACACCATGTCTGCAGTGATTCCCTGAAGCGGGTATCGTGACAGCACCTGTGACGGAAGAAGGGAATCGAACAGGCTCAGCTGATAACTGGCTTCGTTCTTTGCCAGCGCCACCAACTCACTCTCGAGCCCTGCCTGCATGGTGGCTACGGCCTGATGGTTAAGATCGCGCACGCTGCCGAGTAAACTCTGCAGACGGTTAACGGTGAAGCTCTCAGGTGGCAATCTGTCCAGCGCATCGAGCAGCCGCGCCGAAAGGTCCGCATCCGTCTCATTGAGCAGCTTCATCATTCGGTTTGCCACGCCAGTGGCGTAACGGCTTAACCATACAGAATGCGCTATCGATTCATCACGCAGGATTTCGTTGATGGTGGGCATATCAGCCTCCCGTCAAGATTGGTGCCTGATTGCGAAGCGCATCAATAACCTCGTCCGGGCTGTCGGCCGGGTCAATAAGGTCAAGCTTCTGAAGTGCGCGAACCATATCGCTATCGCGCAGCGCGCCGGACTGCCAGGCGTTGACGATTGCCGTCACCATGCCAGACTCAGCAACCTTCGCGATGAATTCCTGATTGATAGTGTAACTCGTCGTTTCGCCCTTAACACCGAGGTATTTGGCACACCAGCCAAGCGCCAGCGTGTAGGCCTCGGAAACGTTTGAGACGCAAATACCGAGCACTGATGTTGAGGATGTTTGCTCACCGCTCGCCTGGGTTGCCGTCTTCGCCGTGGCGTTCTGCTCAATCAGTCGGGCGCCCAGTTGCACCATGTAGTCGCGCTTGCTGTCCATGGCCTCTTTAGCCAGCATGTTTGGCTGCGCCTGGGCATAGCCAAACGAGCCCTCCCTGGGAAGTAAAAGCGGTGATCGGGAACCAATTTTAACGCCCTTCTTCTCGAGGTGATCGCGCCAGCCGGTATCGAGCCCAGTCATGTACGGTTGCACCTGGCCACAGAACCACACGCTGTCCTCATAGTCAGCGCTGTTTCGGTAATGACCGTGGTTAATTTCCACCAGCGCGGCCAGCGGAGAGTCATCGATAGTAGGGTCGTTGTTCTGGGCGCCGACAAAGGTGAACGGGATTTCGTCCCAGTAGTCCTTTCCTTTCGGCTTCGGTAGATATTCGCTGCTGACGGTATAGGCTCCGCTTTCGCTACCACCAGCCCGGCGCCATACCCGGCAGATAAACTTCCCTTCTTCCAGTGTTAGTTCGCGGTACTGGATTTCGTCCTTGTACGCGTAACCATCCGGCTCTTCTACGCATTCGCGCAGTACCACCAGCACCAGCTGATCGCGCCCGTTGATACGCTTTGTCCGCCAGTTGATGATGTTCTCTGCCTGATAGCGGAGGATAATCGCTTCGTCGGACTCTGCAGCGTAATCGACGTAAATGCCCTCTCGCGCAACCTCTAGCACGTTTTCGGTCACCAGCTGCGACTGCTGATAGATGCTGGTACCGGCCCCGTCAGCATTGTCCAACAGGTATTTCAGCTTTTCAGGACCGTTAAAGGTGGGATCCTTTCGATATGCCATGCCAAGCATGCCGATCTTCGTATTACCAGCAATGGCATAGAACACCGCACGGCTCAAATAGTCTTCGTTACGTTTTCGGTTGCGTGTGGATTTATCGGTTGGGTCGAGATAAGGCAGATACTTATTACCCGCCGCCTTTACGGCCTCAGCTCCTTTGCAGAAGTCCCTGTATTTCCGCCAGGCAGCAGAAGCCGCCCGGTGTTCTGGTCGAACCCAGGTGATATCGTCGTTTGCCATATCAGAAAGTAGTGTCCATGGTGATTGAGTATGCCGGTTTTACGATCGGGTAATCCTTCACGATGAAGTATCCACCAGCATCATTGGGGTGATCGTTATCTGCTGATTTATCCGGCTCGCCATTAGCCGCCCAGATTTGCTGCTCGAGGCTCTCAGTGTAAACCGGGCAGTTCTGCACGTTCACCAGATACCGGCGCTCGCCGTTGGCGTTGCAGAACATAGCGTTCATCGAGTTGATGCGGTCTTTAACCGGCGGGTTGGCATCATCAACAATGACGCTGAATCCGGCATCGTTGAGCTGGGCGATATCGGTCTTGCTGGCGTTCTGGGACTTGCGGGAGTCGCCAGAAGCATCCGGATAGATGTAAATCTCCCGGCTTTTAACGTAGCGTCCATCCTCGTAGCGCCAGAACTCTTCCTGAATGCGCTTAATCATCGCCGGCGTGTCGTAGACCTTCACGAGTTCACGAACCGCACGCGGTAGGCCGTTACGCTTTACGTGAACAATCGCGGCCATTTTTCCCACGTTGAAATCCATACCGATGAACAGCGGATCCCCATCCTGAATTTCGTCAGAACAGTTATTCAGCTTACGGTTGAACGTATGGTAAATGGTCCCGCTGTTAAGGTTGGTGAACTTGCCGCGCAGATAGGCCTGAATCAGTTCATCAGGGTATGAGCTCAGAAGCGATGGAATGTAGTCAGGCGGCAGGTTCTTTGCGTTGTCGAACGTGCTGGCCTGAATCAGTCCGTATAGAGCCGCAAGCTCTGGCTTTTCACGTACCGCCTTCACGAATTGCTGGTAGACGAACTTGAAACCTTCCGGTGTGGTCGTTACATCGATGCCATTACGTAGCCCATCAACCTTGTAACGCATACGAGCGATGATTTTTCGCCAGGCCTGCTGTGCTTTAGCAGCCGCCATGACGTCCAGCTCATCTACCATCGCATTACCGATTTTGAAGCCGACTATCGAGCCGGGCTTCTCCATCGAGCGGCAGATTGTGGTCCCGCGGAACCGTCGCCCCTCGTAGAAGTGAACCTCTTTGTTCCCCTCGTTGATTTTGACGTTCAAGCCCCAGTCAAAGGCCACCTCTTCAATCGTCGGGTAGAAGATGTCACGAATCTGCGGGTACGTCGGCGCGAAATAACCCTGGTTGATTTTAGGGTGCTCCCACATCCCCTTACAGATGCCACCACAACCCACCCACGTTTTACCGGAACCGAACCCGGCAACGTAGGCTTTGAATTTGTGCTGCATCGCGAGGAAGCGCGCCTGAGGAATGTTAAGTGTCGGGCTGATCCCCATCGTCTGCCCTCGCATCCACTACGTTGATATTGATCTGCACTGGGGTTGGTTCATCGTCCTCACCATCACCCGCCAGCTCCTTGCGGAGTTTCTCAACCTCCAGCTGCCGACGTTCGATTTCAATCTGCTGCAGGCGCTGAGCGAACTCGCTATCAGCAAGGCCAAGCCGTTTCATAACTGCTTCGAACATGCGCTCACGGCTGATTGCGGTTATCTCGACGCCATTCTTGCCGACCTTAACGCCGGAGTATGCGAGCCGTGAGACTTGAGTGAGTTTGCGAGTGTCCGGGAAGTAAGGCTGCCCAATGCCGTCACCATTGCAGCGTGGGCATTCTGGATTGGGCTCTCGAGTGTGGTCGTAGCCGTAACCGCCAGAATCTTCGGGTTCACGTCTGTCACGTTCAACAGCCTCGAGCCTCTTCTCTTCGAACTCAACTGCATCGCGCCACTGGTAATGATGGCCGAAGCCCCAGCAATAACGACAAGCCCCGCGGCGATACTGCGACAGCTGATTGGCATCGAAGGTAGCGAGCTGCCACATCTGCGCGAGCACTTCATCGGCACTGCCAAGCGTGCGCGCAATAGAGGCTTTCTGCTGCTGCGCAATAGCCTGCGCAACCTTAACATTTGATAACAGCCGACTTGATTGCTCCCGCGCGGTTTTCTCGCTGTACCCAGCCCGGATAGCAGCCCGAGTGGCGTTGTTGTCCTTCAGGTATTCCGCGACAAAACGCCTTTGCTGAGCCGTTAATCCTTCATCATCCAGTAGCACTTCTGCGCTTTGTTCGTTCTGCGCAGTGCGCACTTTTTTCTGCGCAGGTTTTTGCGCAGTTTGCGCAGTTTGCGCAGTTTGCGCAGAAGGTTTTTTTATATATCGACGGGCGGTAGCGTAGTTCAGTCCCTGCGCTTCACACCATTCCTTTGGTGATACGCCGGTTGCGGCATGTTCGGACAGGAACCGTTGCTGAAGCTCGCCCCAGTCCGGTTTTACCATCTCTACTCCAATAAAAAAGCCACCAGCAAATGCCAGTGGCTCAGAAGATTACTTTCGATGAATTAACTTTCGAGAAGCTGCTCAAGATTGGTGGGGAATGGCACGCCTGGCTCACTGCGTAATTTCTCAAGCCTTGCCAATATATCACGCTTCTCTTGCTCGCGACCTTGAGAATAATATGGCTTAACAACTCTGATAATTTCATTTGCTGTTGGGGATGAACCGACGCCAGAGGAACTCTCGAACTTTCTTAGAGCAGTGTAGATAGTTTTATCCAACTCTTGATTCATGTCCTTTCCCTTCAGTAGAACGGGAGATCCCCGTTGAAAAGATATTGTGTTTCAATGTCGAATTTTCAAGCAATTTTTGAGCAAACACTCATAAACCATAATCAAGCCCACCAGCGGATGAACTTTGTAATGGCTATTTCATCAACGATGTTCCAGTTCGTACACTTTATCTCCTGCTTGCAGTTCGCCTGCACAGCATTGGCATGCGCCAAAATGTCAAGCTTCAACTGCATAAGAACTTATGCTCTTGGCTGGGGGAGATCAACTTAGTGTATGGCTACCAGTTGTCGGGGTCTCTTAAGTTAACGGGCGGATATGGCCTTAAGCTAACAATAGCCCCCATATACCGCCTCACTGGTAACCGACACAAAACAGGAGTTATTTATTTTTTTCTTTAAAATAATAGCCAATAATAAAGCCAAGCGATGTCCCAAATGCTCCTATCATAATTGATAGCAACTTATCTAACTCAAGAAAAGGAACCTCAATCTTATCGATATTAAATCCATTCTTACTTAAATTTATCGCCCAACTCATTGCCGCCCAATTATATACCAAAACAAACAAACAACAAAAAATTAAGATACCAAAGAAACCGCCAATAAAAAACAACGTCAATCTATTCCGAGTGTGACCGTCGGTTTTTCCTGCAACCTTTATGACTTCTTCAATCTCAGATGCCTTAGCATCAACATCTAACTGACGCTGTCTAATTGAATCAATGTAACTCTTTAAAGATGAAATTTTATAATCTTCGCTCATGGCTAATCCTTTTCCAACGAGTTAATAATCATCTCTAACGCCTTTATATATTTATCTGTACCTTCATTATATTTACCTATACTACCAATACTCTCCTGAACAATAGGATGAATATTTTCTTCATAATATTTTGCAATTACAACTTCCTCAGCACTTCTTTGCTCTAAGGGTTTTTCTAAAATTCTGGCTGCATCATTTGTAAGTTTTTCAATTATGGATAAGTGAGCTTTTGCCACTTCCGCGGCAGAATCTCTAAAATCAGAAATCAACCCTGTAACTTCGCTTAATTTAGCTTTGTTCATTTTAACCCCTTGTACACCTAGTTAGTGGTGATTATACATGTTGGCAATGGATAAGACTATTGGTGTGCATTATCAGCCGCAAAATCTAGGTAAGGGGTAGTACATATGATTTATGACGATTTGTGGTTGTTTCTGTGCCTAAGCTGAAAGGGCCCACTTTTACACTTGAAAGTTCTTGGAACCCAAAATTTTTGGCTGAGGCCCGCATTCAAATAGCCATGCAAATCATAGGGAAAGGTCGTATAGATTGCACATAGGAGATAAAAACACCATTATCCTAGGAAGAGGTAATCATGCCTTTTATCGATAGCATCACACGAGCAATCAACGACATCATTCAACTCATCTGCCTACTGATTGTAAAGCGCTGCGGCGCTCTTCGATACTTCTTATTCCCGCCTTATCCAGATTGCACTGCCCCAGCGCCGTGTAGAGCTGAGCATTTAACTCCAGACTTGCCTGCCACGTGAACGGAAACTCCATTGCGGGGATCGGAGTGTCTGCGGTCAGGTCAGTGCTTATCGGCACCACTGGAGCCGGGACGTAAACTGTCTGCGTATACCCGCAGGCTGTCAGCAGCGGCAGAAGGAACAAGCTGGTTAGCACACGGATCGCCTTCAAGCGCCTGCCTGATGTAGACAATGCGCGTCTCGCCTTTTTTGGCCAGTTCGTTCTTTGCATTCTGGGTAGCCTGTGAAATGTCACGGATGAGGTTCATCGTGGTGATCACGTTGCTGGTGATCGCCTCTAATGCATGTGCCCGGACCGTCGCCTTGTCGCGCTGGTCTTTGTAGATTATGGCGTTGTCGCGGTAGTGGTTAATTGTCCAAGCCATGGAAACCAGCAGGCAGATAACGACAGCGCAGATGATTGCGGTTAATCGGCTCATTGCTGGCCCCACTCGCAAACTTCACGCTCAATCTCACGACGGCTGACCAGCCCCTTCCATGGTTTCCCACCGGCATACGTCCAGCGCTGCAGTTCTTTGCAGGCACTCGGAACATCACCGGAATTCAATTTCTTCAACAGCGTTGATTTGCTAAACGCCCCAGTTCCCACGTTGTATGTGAAAGAGTAAAGCGCGGCGCGGGTGGGCTCAGGGATGCGAACCTTTATCAGCGGGTCGATGGCGTTTGCCACCTTTCGCAGATCTGCCTTCAGTAGGCTGTCGCATTCTTTGTCGGTGTAGCGATGACCGCGACGAATGTCAGCGCCGGTGTGGCCATCGCAAACAGTCCAGACGCCGACCACATCCTGATAGGCGTAATAACGCCGCCCTTCCAGCCCATCCGCATTGCCCAGCATCACGGCGGCAATAGTGATTGCGCTGGCTCCGCCAACAACGGCGCCCACCAGCTTATTTCGGAGTGTCGGGTTCATCTCGGCTCCTGCTGCGGCGGTTGTCTTCGCGGATTTTGAAATAGAGATTCGTCAGATACGTCAGTACAGCGATGATGATGCCCACCAGCACGCCGATAGCGTTCCACTGCTCGGGACTATAGGCATTCAGCATGCCGTTTAGGATGCTACCGGCTGAAGCGCCGTAAGCAGCACCGGTGGTTAGTTTGTCCATGCGATACATACTCTCACCTCGCGTAGTTAGCGGGTGCTGTGTGTTTGAAAAGGGTCAGTCCGTGGGGACGATTTTACAAGAAGGCATGTCGATGATGGTTCCTGGAGCCTGAAATACAAAAGCCAGCGACAGGCTGGCAATGTGAGGGTAAGGCAATGAACAGGATATTATTTAGAACCAAGCGACCTAGAAGCTAGCTAAACAGATGGCATTTGTGTAAAACGATGACATCAATCAGCAGGTGTTCATCGTGAAATACATTCGGATAATTTTAAGGCTCATAACAGTATCACTTTATGTGTTTCTGGTTGTTTTTGGCTCTGGATTTGTAGGTTCGAGTACAGCCAATGCAATTAATTTTGAAACACTTAACCTAAATTACTCATTAATCGCAAAGGACTCGGCGGTATACGCACTCTGCGCAACTGGTGCGACATTAGTTGTTCCACCTGTCCTATATTTAATCCAACATTATGTCTGGCCAGTGTTGAAGTTTATCGGCTTGAAGATTCGCTTCTTCTTCCATGGATACTAAAAGGCTCGCAGCTGGCGAGGCATCGCTTATTTTTTCCGTTACAGCGCTAGCTCTTCAATAATTCATAAATCGCCAGTAGCAAAAAGTCCCGCGGGGTTAACCGCAGGGCTTTAAACGAACGCAATAACCCATCGTTAGAGCAAAATTACCACAGATTAGGGAAAAGTAAATAGCTCACCATAAATTCACGCCCTATTTTGTTATCTGCTTCAGCTGCGCATCAGCCCACGCCTCTTCGATATCAAACTTGGTGATGAGCTGATCGTAAAATGGCTTAACCGACTTCTTCCAGGTATCGAGGCTGATTGCATCTGTTATCTGACATACAGCTGCGTAAGCCTCAGTTGATGGGATTCGTTCATACCCCCGCCCGCTGCAGCGCTTGCAATGAGCCAGAACCGGAACGCCCTGCTTTTCTGTAAGAGCTCGGTTAATGGCTTTCCCGCGTCCATGGCAATCTCTACAGGCACAACTAACAACCTTCTTGCCCTTACACTGAGGGCAGAGAACGCGCGCTATCTCCCTGACCTGTCTGCGCACCTCGTACTCAGAAGGTCGAATATCTTCGACGCCCATGTGCAAAGACATCTTCACGAATTTCTTCTCTTTAGCCGGAGTGTGAGACTTCATGCTGAATACATCAGCGTCAATAAACCCTTCCCCATTGCAGCCATCGCACTGCTTCACGCTGGCGGCGCTGCGAGAATAATCCTCGAAAGCGAAGGTGGACAACTGATGCATCACCAGTGGCTTAACCCCGGCATCCAGTTTGCGAAGTGCAGCAACCCGATCGCACTTAGTCAACGCGTACTGGGCCAGCAATTCGATCGCCCTCTCCCGGTCATTGTTGCTGATACCCATCTTCCCGAGAAAGGCGCTGTACCCCAATGCTGCCCGTTCTTGTGTCAAACCCATAGCGGCCATGATATCCGTCCCGGTTAATGAGTCTGACGCAGTAGCACGCGGAGAGTCGCTAATCATTGTCGATTTGGCGAAGTGATATTTGAGGGTATTTTCAAGATTCATGCGGTCTCCAGCTCGGTAATGGTGAGTTCTAATTTCCCGCCCTTAACGACAGGCATTTTCACAACGCGATAGTCGACAACCTGGCAGTCATCCAGCCAGAACCCCGCCTTGGTTAAAGCGTCGAATGCAGCCTTCTGCAGGTTATCCAGATCGCGGCGCCGGCGGTCGGGCAAGTGACATTCAATTAGGATTTTGAGTGGTGCAGCCGTCCGGATATTAAGACGAGCCCTTCGAATGACGCTGGCCACCGCATAGCGATACGCGACGCCATCAGCACTAATGTGTGTACGCCCGCGGTTGTGCCTGTAATACCTGTTATTGCTCGGCGGCCAGGGTAAAGTGATTTGATATGTCTTCACGTTCACCCCCACATCCGGTTTCGCCAGCGGCTATCCGGGCGCGCTGGTGTATTTGAGGTCGGTAGGAATGCACTGACAGTCCAGGTAACGTAATCCGGGTTAAGGCTGCGCTCAACCCGAACGCCGCGCGCTTTGTAACGCTTAACCAGTTCGTCTGCCTGTTCGGTGCTGCAATCGGTGTGGTGGAACCAGGTTTTCTTCATCCCCATTACCCCGCAAAGCCAAGCAGCTGCGCGGCGACATTTTCAGCCTCATCGCGACTGCGGAATGAACGGGACAAGACCCAGCGCCATAGAACATCGAGCGCAGCTTTATAGAGCTGCTGGAATTCCAGTTCGTCCATGTTGGCGAATGAAATGCTGCGAGGATGCTTTTTGAGTTTGCCGTCAGGTAGCTGAATAGCATCGAAGTGCCCTGCCTCGACGATCACCCATGAGCGGTAAGCATCGAAGGATTTGCACAGGCTAATGCCATTTGTGACGCGCCGATAAGCAACCTGCTCAAGATACTGCTCAGCAGCATCGATTAGCGCGCCCTCATTCCCGCCATAAGAAGCCAGGAATTTGGCGTAGCCGGTAATCAGCTTCCGCTCGTTACTAGAAATAGCCCCGCCGGTTGGTTCCCAGTATTCAAAACCGAGATTGAGAAGCGCGAAAAAGCGCCGGTGGAATGCCGGATTTCGGACCCGCCTGAACTCGGCAACAAGAACATCGCCGAGCCGGGTTTTTGATTGCAGGATATCGCTGGTCTCAGGCGTAGCCGGGATCAGTATTCCTGAGTGGTGTTTTATAAGTTGTAATTCTAGCGCCATGGTTATCTCCGTGGCGCATCAGGTATAGGTTGTTCAGGCCTATGAAAGAATAATATCAGACGGTGGTGTAACTCGGTACCCCAGTCGTTTTGCAAATTGCATAAACCCGTTGAGAGTGAAAATTTCTTCCTCTTCGAGTAACGGTCGTAATGAAACTATTCCATTTACTCGATAAACCAGATATCTCCCTTCCGCCGGGAAGCTATAGATAACTGCTTTATCGGCCCTTCTGACCACGTCGTACCATTGATCATCTGCATTAAAGGCATCTGCACTACACACTATTTCCCCCAGAGCGACTTATTGACGCGGTAAACAGTAATCGGGAACAGCCAGGGGAACGCAAACAGCGATACTCTTTGAAACTGCTCCAGTGAAATTCACGCGATTAATAAAACCACTCGTCCGCGCTTTCCCAGGTCTCCTGCACGATATGTTCGACCTCTTTCTTGTCCCCCCCGAAAACAGTCAAACCATCATTACTGGCACGCCTAAGCGTAAGCTGGCAATCATCAAACTGCTTGCTGAGTCTTTTGAGCAGTTCTGACTCGAGCGCAGGTATAACTCCATCAGGAAGTTTCTCCATGCGATCAATGGTTAACTCAAATTTCATTTTTCCTCCGCAATGAATTACTGTATGCATATACAGCATATATAACCGCATCTTCTAAATTTTGCAATGATTTAAGCGTGTTAGAACGATGAAGCGCTTGTAGGTATCTTTTTGAGAATGTTATAAGATGGATCACGGATTTGGTGGTCAACAATCAACAATTTATGTTTAGCGGAGAGGCCTTAACCCGCCCCCTGAAGTGAAGGCGAGTAAACACCGTCATGATCTTGGCTTAATTAGCAAAATTAATAAACAAATTGCTAAGCTGATTACTGAAACGTCGAGACAAAACCCGAAGTTAGAATTGTATCCGATTGTAGTCGCCTCCAGCCCCATCGGTGCGGTGGCAAACATCGGACCGGTAATGCTCAAATTTTTCTAACTTACAGCCCCGAAAGGGAGTTTATTACAGGTGTCGCATGAGATTGACTGAAGGCTACATTCCACTTCCGAACATCTTTACGTGCAGAAAGAAAGCCTGTTCTTACAGGCTTCCAGATGGCGGATCTTGCTGGCGTCGCCAGCAATAGCCAGTGGCGTAAATACAACGGTAGCGAGAGCCCAAGCGTGATATCACAAAACATCCTCTTCTAGATGGCGGCCCAGTCGGCGCTGAGTAATGAGGAACTAGACAAGGTAATGGCCAAAATGATCAAGATCGGGGCATCAGTCAAATAACTGACAATTTCATCAGTAGACTATAGCTCTTTTGCTTTCACCCAGCCTTTCGCATGGATATACTTAATATCTTGCAGTACCGATAACTACAGGAAAAATAATGAGTGTTCAGCGACGTGAAGTGTATCTGGTCTTGAAACAACTATCAGATGGCCGGTTGTTTTATGTGGAAGGATTGAGAAGCGCCCGCATGTACTTTTTTGATGGGCATGTTCGGGTACTCACTTCCCCAGGTGGCTCAGCGAGCTTTATTGAGTTCGAACCTGCTGAACGCCCTATACAACTTTTCCATTTGCCAGATGAAGAAGGTTCTCAATGGCAGGCTGCTTTCCATGATTTCGGCTGCTCCCCTGAGTTAGGAAAACCTGAACTGGAATACGTCATCTTTGTTGGCGCCTATTCCGACGACCGCGAACGTACCATTGAGCTGATGAATATGGGAATGACCCATGCGTGGGAAATCATTGAAGGTAAGTGCGAACTGCGCGAAGGTGAGTTTGAAGAAGAATGGTAATTAACACCTCGACAAAGTTTGAACTCAAAACGATCTACGATAATTCCCTGTCTTCCCGAGATAGTTCGTGGCCCGCTGGTTTGACATCACCCTTGGCTAAAAGTCACAGCCAGGCAGCGACGAGTTGCTTAGCCAGACCTCTGAGTAAATCCGGGAGCAGTTCTACCGCCAGAGTTATAGCAGACTGACGCGCAGCACTTTTGACGATCCGGTGATTGTCGGCATTATCCTGCGCTAATTAACTTTTGTAATATCAGGCAGTTTTTTTTCTGAAGACTATTTTCACGAATGCATAGAGGGAAGCATGAAAAAGCCACAGCAGATGTACGACCTAGAAATTCCTGACGACGACTATAAAATGGCAGCGGTCATGGAGCGAGATAAGTTGAATTTTGAGTCTCCCGATAAATGGGTTTATGTGGGTGCTGACAGCCGAAATCCCGGCTTTGCAAAGGTAGGGATTACGATGAACGATTTGACATCCCGCTCATACGGCACCAATAACCCAAATTTCTACCTGTTCTGCGCATTTCAGTGCCAGCAAAGCATAACGGAAGAACAGCTAAAACACATAGAAAGAGCAGCTATCAGCTACCTCGATGAGGTATTCTGCGACCATAATGGCCATACAAAACGTGCGCGTCACGCAGAGTCACAACGCTTGTCAGAGTGTTATTACGATGTAGATTTTGAAGATTTTTTTGTCCATGTGCATGACTACCTGATGGATAATTACGTTAGCTATTTCCAGACTTGTGGTTTCGAAACTGAAGATGGTGGTGATGAAGGCTATGCGCTTGCATGGAATTTCAGCTCTCTTCTGAAACCCGAGGTCAAAAGGTATTTCCTGAGAAAGATCCTCCGGGGGTGATAAATTAAGGACCTCCCTCACTTACAAAAGCGCCCGTTGAGGCGCTTATATTATGGACGTTAAGTTAGTTAATACAGTATCAGTGGGTTTAAGTTTTCTTAAGATCTAGGCTAGTTGTGGAAATGATGCTGCTTCGCGTGAGGCCTGTCGAACCGTGGGGCGAGGGAACAGTGCCTAGATAGACCGGGAGGGGATCATTGCAGCCCGCACCAACGGGCAAAGCCTGCGAAACGTGGCCAAAGAGTTTGGGATGTCGTTATCGACCGTGCAACGGTTGCTGAAAGAGGCTGCGTAATAGTCTGATTCTCTTTAGAGGGCAATAAACCACATAAAGATCCACTATGAACGAAAAGTGGAAAATAAACATATAGTAAAGCTTGAAAAATCACTTCAACTATTATTATAGTGCTTTCGATGTTGTTAAATGCGATCTGAAATCATTAAGAAAACTCGCTATAACGGCGTGTAAAGATTACTTAACTGAATATTGAGCTGTATATTTAAACGGAGTTAGTATGTCAGACACACAGAAAAATATTGATTTAATAAAAGATATTAATGAAATAGCCGAGAAAGGCATACAGGCATTTGAATTATCATATAGTGAATCTGGGCACTCAAATCTTCACGATCCACTATTGAGATGGTGCGATTTTATTTTACGATATATACCCCCTATTAAACGTGATGTATTTAAATCGGATCGATTCACTGCAAATATTCCAGATGATGCAAAAGCGGGATTGCAGAGAATAGAAGAGTTATTTACTTCAGGTGGCGATGTCAATCCTTATCAGAGTAAAACATTGACATTATTTCATGACACAAGCGGTATAAAAGCCGCACAAAGAACGGATAACCTTTGGGCTGATTGGGGCATTCACCATCTTCACCTGTCATTAAACCCGGTAGGTTCAGGTGAAAAATACTCAGACCGCTCAGAATGGGTGTTATTCCTGAAGGTGTATGCTAATGCTGTTTTATTTATTGATATAAAAAGTCATGATAAAGACATCGAGCCCGACCTTTTTTCTCAAAGAGACTTGATTGAAACATTTATACGCAACTGGCCAGATGAGGCAGGAATGTATGAGATGAAAGGTGTTTCAGCGTTGGCAATTAACCAACCAATTTCAGATGCAGAAATCGCGAAATTGAGAAAAAATGGAATAAATCTCCCCTTTGAGGCAAACGGAAAAGTTTATGCACCATTAGGAATGGGAATGACGACCGCTGTGACCTCTACGAGAGTTACAATTTATCGAGATAAAATCTGCACTTGGGCTAAACAAATAGAAGGAATAGTCATGGATGAAGATGGACCATTCCTGAAGGCAGTGAAATCTCAGAATGTACAAAACCCTAAATTCGAATTGTATATGAGTGATGGTGATGTATTCGGCATTCATGAGAAAAATATCGATAAAGGATGGATATTCATTAGAGGAAAATCCGACGACGTTTACAGCTGTTTATTTGACTCATTGATGCCCGTGTGGGCCAGTCCTGTTGTATTGCAGTACTGGAAACAAAACCCATAACAAAACGGTTTGACCGACCGAGACCCTCACATATGGCGCGACGCATAATGATAATTATGCCGCGCCATACGTTCATATAAACATACAAGCATCAGTACAAAAATGCACGCATACCGGTGCTTATATGATTAGACACATCATGGGGTTGACCTGATCCCTGTTAATTCTCACAGAACGCTCTTAGCAATGTCCTTTAATCGCTCATAGCAGACCAATTCATCCCTATGCCCTCCCTTCAAGCCTTCATGCGCTCATACTTCGCTTTGAGTAACTCACTTGGCGTTGGCCCCTTCGGAGCCAGTATCACTGTCGGGGGCACTGGCGGTTTCGGTTTACCTTCTCTCACACGTCTAGCAACATTTCAATTGACATATTTTTTGTATAGAAGCCATTCTTCCCAAGCATTCTCAGGATCGATGTCAAGGTATCCCCGTTCTTTAATCATTTCTTTTGCAACATCAGCTGGCATTCGAACAGCTTTAGCGGAATCACGGATTGACTCAACCTCTTGCTGAGTTAACTCTCTTCCAATTTCTCTTTCTTTGCTCAAAAGAACCGCTACCAAAGCAGGAATAAAAGCAATAGTCATTTTTTATTTGTATACGATTTTTGGCGAGCTTCGATCGTATGGACGTAAAATGCGTGAAACTCTTCATCCTGCCTGACAACAAGCTCGGGAGGTAATGACTTCCTTTCCTTATCCCACTGAGCAAGAACGTCCTGGCACTTATCGTATGCTTCATCAACAATCTCAATGGCGGGCCTATCCGTGTTGATGTACGGGATAGTATATTTATTGAGGCATACTGCTGCTGGAGGACCATAACTGTACTCCTCAGCTAAAACAGGAGCAGCGAGAACCACAAAAGCCATTGCTATCCATTTCATTTCTGATTCGCCTTAACCATTTCCATGTTACGTAGACAGCTACTCTCGGGTAGTTCCACAGTTTCACCGATAATACTGCAATCACGAAAGGAAGTAATCTGGCACTGGGACAAATTATTCAAGGTTCACAGTTATAGCAATTCTCTAAGCATCCAGCATACTCTTAGCTTTCCCCCGCCATAAGCATTCATAATGTCGGAGGGAGACCCTATATCGTTGACCACTTTATCCCGGGCCGTCACTTTCGTAGAGGGAACAAGAAGTATGTACATTCCCCTCATACACTATGGCATTATTTATTGTGATACGTTACTGAGCCATCCGCAAAAGCACTTACCTAAATGCAGACTAACCGCTGGTCAGTCTTCTGCTGGCCTTTCATGGAAACGGAACTACGTCACAGACACTGCGCAGCATCGGCTGCATTTACGGAGATTTGTGAATATGAACCAATCACACGTAGACAACCTTCAGGGCCAACATCCGGATCGCGCAGTCTGTTCCGCCGATGAAGACCAGTATGGCTTCACCCACATTGCCACCCAGTTAGCTGTTGCCGTTAAGGGTATCGGCCGTGAGGGTAGCGCAGTGATCGGCATCGAAGGCCCATGGGGATCAGGGAAAACTAGTCTCCTCAACCTGCTGCGCAACGCTCTCGACGAACAAATAGATGAGCGCACTTTTGTGTTGACAATATCCCCCTGGCTCGACGGGAGCGACACAAGTCTGGTGGCATCGTTACTGCTTCCTGTCGCCAACATCATTGCTGCTGAAGAGGAACAGCGACTTTCGCCTGAGGAAAGGGCTGCTCTTAGGCAGCGAAAATCCCTGACACGGACGGCCAGGACGTTGATGGACTACACCCGGGCAACTGCCCGCAATCTCGCACCCGTCGCCTCAGCCGCCGCCGTTATTCCCGGCGTACCTGATGCCAGTGGCGCGTTGAAAGCCCTGTCAGAATCTCGCTGGCTGAAGGAAAAGGAAAAAACCACAGCAGAGATGCGGACCGAAATTGCGAAGAAAATAGATGAACTGGATCTTAGCTTTATAGTACTGCTCGATGATCTGGATCGTCTCGAGCCAGCACAGGCAGTTGAAGTGATAAGGCTAGTTAAATCTGTTGGTGACTTTCCTCGCTTTCGCTACCTTCTCTGTTATGACAAAGCCATCCTGTCCCAGGCCATCAGCCTGGGGCTGGGGGTACCCGACGGCAACCTATACCTGCAGAAAATTGTTCAGATATCATTCGGTTTACCGCGCCCAGAAACCTTTGTCTTGAGCAGAAAATTTAGGGATGCCGCTGCCGCGTTGTACAGTAAAGTAAACGGGCATGCTGCGGACCGTATTGTACTAGATAAATTGACACAAGTAGCTGACATATACGGGGCAGCATTAAACACCCCCAGGGAGGTTCAGATGGTTCTGAATGCCCTGACCTTCCTATACCCGGGCATGCGGGATTATGTGTATTTCCCGGATCTGTGCTTCCTTCAACTGCTCCGCACAACAAATGCGGGTCTTTATGACTGGGTAGAAGAATATCTGTCAGAACGAGCTGTCGTAGCCGCCGGTGACGGGCATGTAAGTGAGTTAGAGCAGGCAGAGATGGCGGAGAGCCTAAAGTCGCACCTTGCCCGTTATTTCCCTGCCGAAGCCCATGCGGTGCATGCCCTTGCTCGCTGGGTCCCGGGTATCTCCGGCTGGAAAACTGACTCGCCCATCAAACTCTTTGTACCGACTCCCGAACAAGAGAGTTCCCTGCTGACTGCTGGCAAACGTCTGGGCAGCCAAGCATACTGGCGCTATTATTTCGCTTTTTCCGCCCCACAGAATGTACTTTCACCTGAAATGCTCAATGAGATATTCGGCATAGCCGGATATCCTGAACAACAACATAGGCTTGCTGAACGTCTGCTCGGGTATATCCAGAGTAAGGGTTTGTCATCCCAGACCTGGTTTGAACACATTCTGACCCAGCTCACCACACAACAGATTGCAACAAGGACACCGAAGCAATGCCGTGGACTGGCGCAGTTCTTCTTTGATTCCGGAGATAAAATGTTGCAGCGCTACCGAGACGAGAATGACTGGTTTTCTATACATGACCTAGACACCTGGAGCGTGACGGACCGCCTCATCAATAAGATACAAAAGGAAAGCGATCAAGAATCTTTCGATTTCCTGTCCACACAGTTTAAAAACGGTCAGGCCTGGTACTGGATCGCAGAATATATGCGTCATCTGCTGTGGCAGCACGGAAGAGTTGGGGACAGAGCATTACATGAGCAGGAAAAGTGGATACCTTCTCTTCAACTCGACTCCTTATGTGAAACTCTGGCACACCGTCTGAATGGGAAAGTGATAACCGACCAACTGGCCAGTTTCCCTCAGTTAAACGGTTATATCTGGGCATGGCGTGATATCAGTGGCGTTGAAGCAGTTAGGACCTGGGTTCAGGAACAAATCCGGGATGATGAAGCCTTTTTGAAACTGCTGCTACAATTGTGTTATCACGGGACCAGCTCTGCAGAAGGACGTTTCACCGCCCTGAAACTGAGTGACCTAGCTGACTTTTTCGGGGAATCAGACCAGATTAGAGAACGCATTGAAAACATCAGGAAAGCAGGCCCGCTGGCTGAAATGGCTAAGCAGGTTGAGACGGCGATTAATAGAAACCGGTTTTAGATTATGTCCCTCCTAGTAGCGGTGAGCATCGTTGAGTAAGGTCGCAACTAACTTATTGGCACCGTTGTTTACCGAGCCTGGTGGGAGTTACAGCAGACTGCTTTGTGTTTTCAACGATCGGAAATGATGCCCGCGGTTAGCTCTGAGCCGACCTTTAGCTCAGTTTGCTTGTCCGCTCTGTGCCAGGAGCGGATAAAAGATTACTCATTGCTATTGTTTGTACTTTCTCTATGTGCATTTTGATTATCACTTGATGAAAAAAGAGATTTTTCAGTATCGTATCTACTTGATAATATCCGTGTGAAGCTGGTTTATACGCATATGTGATTTGCAAACGTTAGGAATATATATGACTAAGTTACCTGAGCCTGAAGATCTTCAGATGTTAAGACATCGTTTTTCTCGAACGACCGAGATGTGGGTGGCATACAATACTTTCCTTAATCGGGAAGTACTTGTAGGAAACGATAAAACATGTCTCAACGACATTATTGTATTCCAGACCACCCATACATTACTTATCGCTTACTACTCATTTATCTTTAGTCTCTTTGATCCAAGTGCTGTCAACTTCAAAAAAATAACTGAGAAAATTTTACCGCACCTTCCACCAGATGCGCACGAGGCCAGGAGCTTAGTTTTGGAGCAGTGGGGAAAAATCGAAAAGCCAATCACAATAATCAGAAATACTATTGGTTTCCATCATTCTGCAAAGCAAAAAGGTGCAAGCACAGGTTATCAAAACTATGGAAACATTCATCCGTTATCGACGGAACTGATAATGCAAGCATTAAGAGTGTTCTTCCGCCGAGTAGATGGTGTATTCGAATCAAGCGAGCCTTATGGTGTTGCGCCGGTCGAGGACGACACTGTGGCTCTAATGGAGCAAGTAAGGAGATTGAAGGAATATATTGTTGAAAACCCTCATGAGGAAGTTTTTAAAAGCCTACGTACCTTATTGGGAAACTTCTAACCCTTCGGCCAACGCAGTTGACAATACGTGACCTTCAGCTTCTCGCTCTTAGAAGACATCATGTTATTTGGGCCAGACCACTTAGTGCCAGGAACAGATGATCAGCTCCCCGTTATTCATACAGAATGCTGTTAGTAATGTCCGCAGTTCGCTCATAGCAGACCATTTGTTCCCTATGCCCTCCCTTCGGCCTTCATCCGCTCATATTTGGCTTTCAGAAGCTCCGCAGGGGTTGGCCCCTTCGGAGTTACTGGTGAGGACAGCGCCCTACGAACAGGCGGGATTGGCTTCCCGGCCAGCACCCGCTTTTCCCACATATCAAGAATGTCGCTGGCTTCGCGCTCTAGTTCTTTGTGGCTCAACTGGCCATCAGTTCCCCGGCGCCGCAGTTCCAGACAGATGTGGTAATAAACCGGCTTCGGCCAGGGATACTGCTCACTGCTCGGGTACCGGAATACCAACTTGCGCCACTTCCAGTACTCAGCCATGACGTCCGCGGCAGTGATTCCCAGCAAACAGCGCCCTTCCCTGCACCACTTGATGAACTGGCCTGGCGAAGGTAGGAATGGGCGTTCCTGACGGCGTACCATTCGCATGCCGGCTTCAACCTGCTCCAGAGTGGTAATCCCGTTTTCTTTGAAGGCCAGCACCCACTGACGGCGAATCTCGTTCACGTCTTCCTGGCTGCGATTAACCAGGCTTGCCGGGAACGCAGCGGCCAGCTGAACGAATAGCCCGTTGATAATCTGCGCCACCTGCTGCGTTTGTTCGCGTTCGGTGTACTGCTCAGGCATGTTGTGCGCCACGCGGCGAGCCTGCTCCCGGTCAAAATTGCGAATGCTCTCGGCTAGGTTTTTCATTCCAGCACCCCATCAATCCAGTCGGTGTTATGCAGGTCAATGCCGCACCGGGAAAGCTTTGCCGTTCCGGTTGCGCGCAGCCGTTTGGTGGTGAGCTGATCCCACTGCTTTCGCAGACTTGAAGGGCTCAGGATGTTGTCTTTCCAGAACTCGTCCCGGTTAGCCCACTGGAACAGGTCACAGATTTCGTAGTGAGTACGCTTGTCCTGGACGCGCATCAGCCTGATGGTGTTTGCCCATTCAGCCCAGTTGGGTTCGGATAGCGATGCGTTGACGGTGAGAAGCCTGTCGTAAATCCAGCGAGCGGCCTTGAGGTCGTCAGCGGATCCCCATGATTTACCTGCCGGGGTGTATATCCCGGCGGCAGCTTCTGGATGGCGTGAGAGAAACTTTTGAGTTTTCTGGTTTCGGGATTCGTCAGAATTCCGAGACGAGGATATTTTATTATTGTTCTTGTTATAGTCTTGGGTGTCTACCGTTTCCGGGAAGGTTTTTCCCGTTTTCGGTAAAACTTTTCCCGATTTCGGGAAGACTTTTCCCGTTTTCGGTTTGTCTAAAATCCAGGCTGAAAGGTCAGTATTTATACCGACCGTTTTCATCACGCCCAGCTTCTGACTGAAGATAATTTTGCGTTCTGCGAGTGATTTGAGCGCATCAGAAACGTGGGAATCACTCAGCCCTGTAAGCTCAGCGATCACCGTGTTCGTAACGCGGTCCTGCTTCTTGTTCCAGCCGTAGGTAAGCCAGATCACCGCCTCAAAACACTGCCATTCCCGGCCTGACAATCTCAGGCGAGGCTTGAGCTGTTGGATCTCGTTAGCGACCTTGGTATACCCGTTCGACAGGTCGGCCATACGACCTCCCGGTTGTTCAGTTCTGTTGGGGAAATTGATAATTTCAGCTGTGTTTGACATACTCAGCTCCGCAATTACACTCCGTTTTTGCACCTGAAAGTCGGTTCTGTTCGCGCAGACCGGCTTTCGCCTTTTCTAGGGTTTTCACATTGCCCCCAGCATGGTTGTCACCATCGCCAGCAGCGGCGCAGTAAGGTCCGGATCGACACGGAACATCTCAAAAATCCCCTCGCCTAACTCCTTCAGCTTTTCCTTCTTCGGTGCATCGAGCATCAGAGCTTGCTTCGCCTCACTCACTTCCTTTTCCAACCTGGCCATGCGATAAGCGAACGAGTCGTTCTTTACTACACGGTCGCGATATCGAATCGGTAATACAGACATGATCGCGGGCACCAGCTGTTCGACGTTCTTTCGGTACGATGCGGAGTCTTCTTTGTTGTCCAGCCATCGGAACAGCTTCACGTTCCAGACATCTGCCTGGCCTGACAAATCCACGCCATCAAGTTGAAGTTCTTCCGCCGCCTCTTGGATTTGAAGCGCAACTGCTACGCGCCCTTCTACTGCAGCCCAAGCACGGACCGCTGAGCATATATCGCGATGCTCGATCTCCCGATATACCGGCTCGCTTTCATGACACGGGAATATCAGTGGATTAGAGGAAGCTCTGTTATTCTGTTGGAATGAAACAGTCTGCATTTTAAGGCTCCTGTTTAGGTAAACCGTCTGTTGGGTTTGGGTAGAGATCTGGGCGCAGTTCGTGCGGAGTTACGCCTGTCATTTTGAAAATGGGAAAAATGTGGTTAGGTGGGACGACCCCGTTGTCACGATTTTTCCAATGGCTTACAGACATACTCGTCACGCCAAGCGCGAGACTGAGCTTTTTGGCTGAGCCAGCTGCTTTAATTGCTTTATCAAGTGCGGACATGTGCTTCTCCTGCAAATCAACAGCAAAAGTAAACCATAGATTTATATATCATGCAAATACCAGATTTATTGCACCTGTAAACCAAATATTTACAATGATTTTATGAGAAAAGAAGAACCCAACCTCGTTTTGGTAGAACGACTAACTGAGATCACCGATCGCGGCGTTACCAAAGCAGACATGGCACGCATAGCCGGAGTAACCCCTCAGGCCGTGAATGGCTGGTTCAAAAAAGGTGTAATTAGTAAAAAGTCGGCGTTGGCTATTGCCGACGCGGTTGGCATTTCTGTCGCTTGGCTACTCGGTGAAGACGTTGGAGAGAAAGATGGGCTCAAGCCTGATGAACAGCGCCTACTGGAACTTTACCGCCAGTTACCTGATGAAGAGCAGAAACACATGCTTCGCATCTTTGCGATTCGCTTGAAAGAACTGGACGCGCTTTATGAAAAGTACATGAAGGGCCGGATTCGTACCTAAATGTTGTGTAGCAAGCCTCAGTGGTAATCGAGACTTTCGATAATTTTCACATCTTAGTAAACTTTAATTAGTGGGCAACTATACATCATTGGATCAATAGCTTACCGATACATACAACTAATAACTTGATAAGGAATAATCATGTCGTCAAACAAAATTCAATATTCTGATAGTTTTATCGAAACTTATGCTGACTTCGCCAGTTTTGCACCTGTAACATCTTCAGACGACAAGTTAGTTTACATCCATTTCATATCTAACAAATCTATCCCAGCAGTAGTTTCCCTAGAAGAATCTAAGGAAGAAGTTGGCAAAGCGAACCTTCAAATAGGATCAATGACCGAGCTTCGCCATGAATGCACTGTTCTGATGGGAATGGACCAGCTAAAAACCTTCCGAGACAATATCGACGTTCTGTTAGAGCAGCTTAAACCTCAACAAGGGTTAAGCAAATAATGCAAAGAGAAGAGGATGTTGGTGAACTGACAATTTCTTATAGAAAGAGCGATACATTGACCCCCGTTTCTCTGAAGCTAGACAACATACATCAGAAAGATTTCTTGACTTTCATGCGTAGTGGTAGGGACTGTTTGGTTAGTAATGTTACTATTTACAATCAAGATTCACATACTTCTACAAGTTCGGCTACCCTAACTGACAAAACTGTTGCTACACTTGATAACATCATCATGGAAGCTGAGCCAAGCGGAAAGAGTCTGGAAGCTACTAACGATGAACGAGAAGTACAACAGGAAACTGAGATGTCAGATCTGAACAGAAATGAAATACAAGCACTTCTTAAGGCTAATAAAGCCGAAGTGGATGCTGTAGCTTCAAAAATGCAGACAGAGATGTCTAAGTGGCGAGAGACTATGTCTTCCGACCTCAAGGATATCAAGCACATGCTCGTTTCGCAGAACGACCATCTAAACAGTAGATTCGATATACAATCGACTCGAATTGAAGCAGCGTTGGATGCTCATTCTAAGAAAATTGATGCTGCTCTCTCAGTTCAAGAAGCGAAACTTGAAGGTAAGCTTAGTGATGTTAAGCTCGATATAATTAAGTGGGCGCTTGGTTTACCTGCGCTTGCTTTTACTGTTTACAAACTTTATGGTGCGATTTCAGGAAACCCTACGCCATAACAGACTACACCACAACCCGGCCAACGTGCCGGGTTTTTTATACCTCATCCCTCAGCTACACACCACTTCCCCCACTTCGAACACTCCTTTCCCATCCATAGGGTCGTTTTTTTGCCTGCACTTCGTCAGCAGTCTCACAATAACAGGTATACACACCGCCTAATTACAACCACAAAAAAACCACAGATTGACATATCTATAAACCAGTGATTTAATTAATTCCAACAAACCGAATTATATCCACCAAGGCAGGACGCCCACGAAGTAGCCGCCGACGGCATATGAAGAGTCGGATGAGGTGGAGAGATTAACGCGCATCAGGTGCAAACGTTCCGCTGGCCGGCGATAAGGCAAATGAGGGTGAGAATGATTGATTTCGCACGCAAACCAGGACGGCTACAGGCCGTAAAACTCAATTTCTTCGAAGTGATTCTTCGCCGCCTGCGCTACCTGCTGGCGCAAAAGGGGAATCCAGATGTGTAACTCAACGAAATGCGGGTACTGCGGCAATCCGGTTAAATCGGAAGAAGTAGTCAAAAGTACCCTCCTCTATCGCAACGGCGCACAGCTGGCGCGCAAAGAAAAAGAATACTGCTCTGAACGTTGTGCTTCATACGACCAGATGGCGCACGAGGCATAACGTAAAAGCCGCGCAAGGCGGCCCGTACGTCCGGTGCTCCCGACCAAAGTTACACCGGAAAACTACTTAAAAAACCAAAGTTCACCCAATGGGCGCTATCTCTGGCCCGGGGATCTTACATCCAAAAAAGAGGATCTCACATGGAATTTTTCTATGTAGTTAAGGCTACGCAGAAATCAGGCAAAGATGATGCAGTGATTTGGTTCACTGCGAAATCAGAAGCCCGTGCCAACCTGCAGCTCGATGTTGAGCTGGAAGATGCCGGTATTGAAACCGGCCGCGGTAAGGATTATGCCAAACCGGTTCGCACCGATTTCCCTGTTTACAACGATCTGCCTGAAGAAAGCACAGTGGATTACACTTGGTGCAAACGCTACGAACTGCAGGACGATGGGCGCACCTGGCTGCCAAAGGCTGGTGATGAGTCTACTGCAGCCATGGACAACACTGCCGCACCGGAAACGTCCGTTAATGTCGAAACTACCGTCGAGAGTGTCCCGCTTGAAAACCGCACTCCAGCGGTCCGTTTTGCCGTCCACCTGACCAGCGACAAATACCAGTCACACATCACTAAAGAGCAGCAGCTGGCTGCCAGCGAAATGTCACAGTATGAAAGCTACACCTATCTCCAGAACCTGCTGCTGGCGAAGAACGACATCCCGGAAGTTGCCGAACTCAGCCTAAACGCTGAGTGGAAACTGGTTCAGGCGATTAAGCAGGTATTTGCGCCAGATGAAAAGCACGAAGTAAAGCTACTTGCTGCTTTCATGGCCGACTGGTTGAGAGTAGATGCAGGTGACCGCAATGAGTTAGTTAGAGAGTGGAGAAGCGGAAAGCTTACTCTTCTCAAATCAGAAAGCACCAGCAACTCCGACGTTACAACCATTCAGGATACAGAACCTGAAAACGGTATTCAGATTGACGAGAATGATGACGAAACCACACGTTATTCAGTCGTTCGTATGCCGTTCCGCAAGCAACTACTCGCCCAGTTCACCGCCGACGAACTGCGTCACCACTTAACCCGCGAAGAATACGAAGATATCTGCGCGCTGGAAATGGACACTGACAACAGCTATGTCCAGAACCTGCTGCTGGCGGCAGAAAACTGCGAAGAGGTTAAGGGTTACGATACCAAAGACCTGTGGCGCTATACCGACGCCATTCGCAAGGTGTTCAGCCAGGAGAAGCGCCACGAACTCGCTTTGGTTCTCCGTTTTACCCGAATCTGGGCGGCGACTGATTATATTGACCGCGGCATTCTCGTTCGCGAATGGGCAGCCAGTAACCGCATTAGTAATGTTCATCGCACCGATTCTGGTACCAATGCCGACGGTGGCTATATAACGGATCGCGGCGAAGGCGCGCACCACACTCTGGACACTCTTGATCTTGAAATCGCATGTGCCCTACTGCCTATGGACTTCCACCACTTCGAAATTCCTTCGAGCGTGTTACGACGTGCCAAAGAAATCGTGGCTAAGAAAGAAGAGCCATGGAAGTCATGGAGCGCAATCTTACGCAATCAACCAGGCGTACTGGCGGTGAACCGTGCGGCAATCTTCAATCTGATCCGCATCGCGCCAGAGAACATTCATCACACGCCAGCGGCTCATCTTGAATTTGTGAATAAAACCATGACGGCTGAGTTTAACTCTGCTGTGGAGTTACTGCCGCTGTCTACTACAGCTGTTGAGACCGAAGCTCCAGTTGCACAACCGCAGGTTGAAAATCTCGGTAGCGGCGTGTTCTCCATTGATGGCCTGGTGGATGGAAATACCGAACCGGTCGTCAATACCTCCTCAAATGAAGTCGAAAAAACGGAAAACACAGCGGAGACCACCAGCGATGTGCAGATGGAAACGGCTAAGCCAGAGAAAGACGAAGATGTTGGTTCGGTACCACCGGGCGAAAGCACTGATGCAGCTAGTTCGCAGACAGATTCCGTAGAAGCAGACCAGTTGCAGGAAACAACAATTGACGTTCAGGAATCGAACCCAGAAGTGGAGTTCCCTGCAGACTTCGAACCTGGCCGATACGAAGGCCTGCCGAATGACGTTTATCACGCTGCGAACGGCATTAGCTCAACCCAGGTGAAAGATGCCCGCGTCAGCCTGATGTACTTCAACGCGCGCCATGTGGCTAAAACTATCCCGCGCACAGCATCCAAAGTGCTGGACATGGGAAATCTGGTGCACGCCCTTGCACTGCAGCCGGAAAACCTCGAAGCAGAATTCAGCGTAGAACCTGAGATCCCAGAGGGTGCTTTCACCACCTCCGCTACTCTGCGTGAGTTCATCGACGGGTACAACGCCAGCCTGCCGGCACTGCTGAGCGCTGATGAGATTAAAGCGTTGCTTGATGAACATAACGCAGCCCTTCCCGCTCCAGTGCCGCTTGGCGCGAGCCTGGAAGAAACGGCTCAAAGCTATATGGCTCTCCCTGCTGAGTACCAGCGCATTGAAGAAGGCCAGAAGCAAACGGCAACGGCAATGAAAGCGTGCATCAAAGAGTACAACGCCACTCTGCAGACGCCGGTTAAAACCAGCGGCAGCCGTGATGCGCTACTCGAGCAATTAGCGATCATCAATCCTGATCTGGTCGCACAGGAAGCGCAGAAACCGACGCCGCTGAAAGTCTCCGGCAGCAAAGCAGACATGATCCAGGCGGTTAAATCAGTTAAGCCCGGTGCCGTGTTCGCAGACGAGCTGCTGGATGCCTGGCGCGACAACCCTGGTGAAAAGATTCTGGTTACCCGCCAGCAGCTGGCCACAGCGCGGGCAATTCAGTCCGCACTACTGGCGCACCCTACCGCGGGCATGCTGCTGACACATCCAAGCCGCGCCGTTGAAGTGAGCTACTTCGGCTTTGACGACGAAACAGGTTTAGAAGTGCGTGTACGTCCGGACCTCGAAATCGAACTGGACGGCGTGCGCATCGGTGCGGACCTGAAAACCATCAGCATGTGGAATGTGAAGCAAGAAAGCCTGCGCGCCAAGCTGCATCGGGAAATCATTGACCGTGACTACCACCTCAGTGCGGCTATGTATTGCGAGACCGCGGCGCTGGACCAGTTCTTCTGGATTTTCGTCAACAAAGACGAGAACTACCACTGGATCGCCATCATTGAGGCGTCCACCGAACTGCTAGAACTGGGCATGCTCGAGTACCGCAAAATAATGCGCGCCATCGCAACCGGATTCGACACGGGCGAATGGCCAGCGCCGATCACTACCGATTACACCGATGAACTGAACGACTTCGACCTGCGCCGCCTCGAAGCGCTGCGCGCTCAGGCTTAAGGGGGATTTATGCATAACACTAACGTTACCGTTGCTGACCAGAACACCGTTATTAACTCCAACGTGGCTTTGTTCGATTCCCAGTATCTGAATGCCATCAGCACGTTCGCGCAGATTATGGCCCAGGGCACCGCTACTGTTCCTAAGCACCTGCAGGGCAATCAGGCCGACTGCATGGCTGTAGCGATGCAAGCGGCACAGTGGCAGATGAATCCCTTTGCCGTGGCGCAGAAAACGCACCTGATTAACGGTGTGCTCGGGTATGAAGCGCAGCTGGTTAATGCCGTCATTTCACGCAGTGGCGTGCTGGCCAGCCGTTTTGAATATGAGTGGTACGGGCCATGGGAAAAGGTCGTTGGAAAATTCCATATCCGTAAAGGAGACAAAGGCGAGTACCGCGTCCCTGGCTGGACCCTGGCTGACGAAGCCGGGATCGGCATCATTATCCGCGCAACGCTTAAAGGCGAAGATCAGCCGAGAGAACTCGATTTGCTGCTGGCTCAGGCCCGTACACGAAACTCTACCCTTTGGGCTGACGACCCTCGCCAGCAGCTGGCATATCTGGCCGTCAAACGTTGGGCGAGACTGTTCTGCCCGGATGTGATTCTGGGCGTCTACACCCCGGATGAACTGGATGATCGCCGTGAAGAACGAGAGGTAAACCCAGCACCGGCGCAGCACGTTAGCCTTGCAGACATTTCAGGTGACAACGTCACTACGACTCAAACGGCTCAGGAATCAGCTCAAAACATCGATGCACTTGCAGATGATTTCCGTGATCGCATCGAGGCGGCTCAGGATGTGGATAGCGCTAAAGCTCTGCGCGCAGATATTGAAACCGTGAAAGTAACGCTGGGTTCTGCTCTGTTCACTGAGCTGAAAAACAAAGCCGTGAAGCGTTATTACTTGGTTGATGCACGGAACAAAGTCGAAGCAGCCATCAATTCCTTGCCACCTTCAGATGAGCCCGATGCAGCTGAGCGGTTCGCAGAAGTAGAGCGCGTTCTTGCATCGTCTAAACGCCATCTGGGAGACGAATTGCATGGCCAGTTCAGCATCACCCTGGCGGATATGAAACCGGAATACGTGGACTAACGAGATCGGGAGGGGAAACTCTCCCTCAAGGAGAAGAAATGCGACTGATTAATCGAGGCAGTAAGCAATCCCCTTTGGCTCGCCAGGCATGTGAAATCGCACTCGCAGCCCACCAGCAAAGATACGGCGACTATGGGCGCAGCAAGATGAAAGAGACCTATACGGTGAGAGTGGAAGGCGTGAAGGTCTGGGTTGAAGTGGTCAACTGCAAGGCAAGCTACGTGGCCACAGCAATGACGGGTATGCGCCGGCTACGCTCCCTGCCCGGCCAGGCAAACTGAAACTGAAATATCAACGACTACAGACCGGCATATTTATACTCATGCCGGTTACCTGAGGTGAACCATGTCGCAGGTAATTTTTAACGAAGAATGGGTTGTTGGCGCAAGACTCACAGAAAAAACAGGCCTGACCGAACGACAGATTGAGAAGTATCGCCAGGGCTGTTGGGTGGAAGGTGTCCATTTTAAACGGGTTTCTCCTTCCGGAGAAAAAACCTTGCGTGGCACAACCTGGTACAACTATCCGAGAATTAATCAGTTAATAAGGGATGCGTAAGATGGCAGCTTTGCCTACAGGTGTCGAAATCAGAAACAATAAGATTTGTATCTGGTTTATGTACCGGGGAAAGCGTTGCCGCGAAATTCTCAAAGGTTGGATTAACACCCCGGCGAACATCAAAAAAGCCGGGAATCTTCGGGCTGTGATCGTTAGTGAGATCAACCTTGGAGAGTTTGATTACCACCAGCGCTTTCCTTCATCGTACAGAGCAAAAAAAACCGTAACCACTGTTTCAGTTCAAACCTTTTCAGAGCTGTGTGAACTGTGGACGAACATTAAAGAAACAGAAATTAGCGCGAACACGATGCGTAAGACGCGCTCACAACTCGGTACGTTAATGCACATCATCAACGGAGATACGCCTGTTTCAACTATACGCCACAGCGACATTCTTAAATACAGGAAGGAACTGTTGAACGGTGAGACACTTTACCTGGCAAATCCCAGAAGTAACAAACAGGGACGCACTGTGCGTACCGTGAACAACTATATATCGCTACTGTGCTCCCTGCTTCGGTTTGCATACAAATCTGGCTTTATCAGTGGCAAGCCCTTTGAAGGGATCAAGAAACTACACAAAGGGAAAGTAAAACCGGATCCTTTAACGAAGCAGGAGTTTAGTTTGCTTGTGGAATCCGAGCGTGGCCAGAGCCTCAATATGTGGACGTTCGCAGTTTATACCGGTGTCCGTCATGGGGAGCTTGCAGCTCTTGCCTGGGAAGATATCGACTGGGAAAAAGGTACGGCTCATATACAGCGCAATCTTAATGCGTTGGGCATGTTCGGCCCACCAAAAACCGAAGCAGGTAACCGGGTTATTACCCTACTAGAGCCGGCACTTGAAGCCTTGAAAGCACAGCGCAAGCTGACGGCGCTACAGCCTAAAACCGAAATTGTCTTTAATCATCGCGAGTATGGCGCAGTGGAACATCAAAGCCTGCGATTCGTTTTCATACCCCGGATGCGCAAAGGAGAACAGAAAGCCTACTACTCTTTATCGAGCATCGGTGCGAGATTCAACGCAACTGTAAAACGTGCTGGTATTCGCCGCCGGAATCCGTACCATACGCGGCATACTTTTGCCTGCTGGCTTTTATCTGCCGGCGCTAACCCGTCTTTCATAGCCAGCCAAATGGGGCATGAAAACGCGCAAATGGTTTATGAAGTCTACGGTGCGTGGATTGAAGAAATGAATGGCGAACAGGTGCTGATGCTTAACGATAAGCTCGCACGCTGA